GTTTCGGCCAGCACGAGATGCAGGGTGCCGCCAAGCAGATCGGCGACCTCATCGACCAGGGCTGGGACCCCTACGAGGCAACGGAGAAGGTGACCGGCCGCCCCATTCACCTGCAGAAGCAGCAGGAGGCCCTGCACAGGCTGCGCCAGGACGGATATGATGGCGATTTCTCCCAGGCATCCTCCCGCCACTTCCAGGACCGCATGCGCCAGCAGTACCTGGACGCGGAGAACCACACCAACGGATACCTGCTGAACCCCTCCGCCAAGAGAAGGGGCATCGACCCCCAGTCTCTGTTCCACGGACCATCCGCCTACGCCCAGGCGAATGCATCGGAGGAGCTACTTGACTACTGGGCAAGCCATGGCCGCCCCACCCTGCAGCAACATAGGGACGAACTGATTAACGGATACTCCACCATGCCTACCAACACCTCCTTCGCCCCGAAGAAGATGTATGCGAATATCCCCGAAGATCCCCAAAGTAGCCCTCAATCCGCCCCAAACCCTACATTTATGCAAAGTAGTAAAAAGAAGCACGAAAACGCCCCCAACTTTGTCCGGGGTAAAAGATTAGTTGCCCAAAGTGCAAATTCCCCCTATGACCACCTGTATGGCAAGGGACTCAATGCACTGTTCACCTCCGAAGGACCCATGACCATGGCCCCCTTCCCGGTGGCTGGCAGGCAGAAGAACGCCCCGCTGTATGACAAGGATGCCGTGGCCCTGGCGCTGTCTAGCCCCCCTAAACTGGTACCCGTGGACCCCCGCACCCTGCACAAGACCCAGCCATCGGTGGTCAGAGCTGGGGTGCAGCACTACCTGAGTGATCCGGCCAGCGTCTATGATGACTCTCATGGTGGCGCCGCCAACCGGTATCCGATCGTATACACCAGGTCCAACGGGCAGAACATCATCCTGACCGGCCACCATAGGGCAACCGCCGCCCTGTTGAAGGGACAGCCGCTGCAGGCCATCCATGTGATAGATCCGCAGAGAACACCATGATCCCGCCATTCGTCAGGATATCAAAGGCCGCCCCAGCGTTCGTAAGGGCTGCAGGGTTCAAACCCATGGACTTCCCAGACATGGGTAGTGACCCCAACCATATCGACTGGGACAAGGTGCGGCAATATCATCTGGCGCAGACCTACCAGATGATCCCGCAGGATGTCATCAACAACAGGCCGAGTGTCCCCACCCCCGGATATCAGGACGAGGAGTACTCGTTCGACCATCCGATGTATACGAACATGGCCCGAGAGCTGGCTTCCACGCATACGCTGAACGGCTTCAACCCGTGGGCGGAGTTCGGTGGATCCAGGGGTATTCGCCGTATCGGATGGGAGCTTCTGGGGAAGACCCCAAAGCGTGGAGAGTTCCCGGATCCGCACCTGAACCGTGAAGATTCGTGGAACTACCCGTATTCCAGGCGCACCCTGGCTAATGCCGCTTACAGCCTGATGAAGGGCATCAAGCTGGGTGACATCATGCAGGATGCGCACTATCGTGGAATCATGAAGCCGGACCAGGGAAAACGCTTCCTGGATAGGGTGCGGCCTGGCTATACCTTCGACATGCCGATGGCATCCTTTGTCAAAGACCCGGAGGTGGCCCAGGGGTACGGCAACACTTACCGTTTCAGGCTGTCTCCTGGTGCTCGCGGACTCTACGGGCCGGAGAATATCGCCGGAGTGGACAAAGCACCAGCCTATGAAATGGTGACCGGCGGCAAATTCCGCGTAGATGGTGTGGACCCTGGCGACGTGACGACGATTCATATCTCCCAGCAGGGGACATACGATCCTGACGAGCTGATCGACAGACTGAATAGGCCGAAGGTGGCGGCCAGGGAGGACTTGGTACTGGTGGTGAACAACGAGATTCCGCAGGGCAGACATGTGGATCTGGGAGACCTGGACGAGATCTTCGACGGCCCAGCCTATGTCAGGGACGAGCCCAACAACACCATTCAGAACATCCATGGAGTGGATCCAAAGACTTCTTCTGTAGTGCCGTCTTTTGTCAGGACAGCCGTCACCATGGTGCCCGGCGATGAGAAATACAGGTTCGTTGGTTTCCCGGTTCCCGAAGGGCCGTTCTTGTCGCATGCGGTGCAGGTCCGAGACCCTCAGGGTAACCTTCTATCTTCGGCAGAGATATCTCGGGAAGAGGGTTTCGATCTCCCGGGTACGGCATTCGTTAATTCGATCCACTCTCCGGTCAAGGGCCAGGGCCATGCCACTCGTCTGCTAGAGCATCTGGAACAGCAAGGTGTTCAGCCCACTTGGGATTATGGCGGCAATAGTCCCGAGGGAGATGCCTTTATTGATTATTACGAGAGTCGCAGGGGTAGGCCAGGCAGGACCGCATCTGCGGCCTCAATGCCAGATTTCGTCCGCAAGGTGTCCAGTAAAGCTCCGGGTCGACACTTCGTCCGTTCCGCAAATGAGGAAACCATGTCACTGGAGGATCTGCGCAACCTCCAGGCCCTGGATTATGGAGTGCCGGTAAGCGAAGTAGTTCCGGCGATGGTCAACGAGTATCGTAATGGTACTGACACCCAAAGACGTTCATGGGTCGATAACGGTGGTCCCGAGGGTTATCTGAGCAAACTCAAGGAAGATATCGGCCGCAATGGCATGGCCGAGCCGATATCGATAGGAATACACCCGAAGCTCGGACCAGTGGTGTATGACGGCACGCACAGGGCTGTGGTGGCCGATCAACTAGGGTTGGATCCGGTGCCGGTCAAGAGGTTTCAGATGGTTCGTGGCGAGCACTATGCATCAAAGCCAGACGAATTCGTGCGATCATCTCAGGTGGCAGGGAAGAAGTAGCCCCAAGCCGCGATCAGCCTGCTCGCCACCAGCTCGCACGCCGCGTAAGGCTCGCCGTGGTTCGGCCCTCCGGCATAGGTTCCGTGGTCGCAGACGTCGAAGTGATACGTGTTCGCCCTGTGGATCGACGTGGCTAGTTTCCGCTCGTCCGGCATCAGAGGGGCCTCAGGAGTGAGCCTTTCGCCATAGGGCGGGACCTGATAGAGCTTCTGGCCTTCCTCGGTGATGAGGACCCTAATGGTATTCTCCACGATGCCGTGCATGGTTTTGACCAGGTTGAGTTCGGCGAGGGCCTGTAGGTTCTTCCGATGACGGGCGGGGAACGGCCACCAACGATCGCCCAGACGGTCCCGCGCCGACAACACTTCCATGATCAGGTCCTGCGTCGGCGTTAGCCTAACTTCGGTCATCTGGATCTCCTTTATGAGTAGACCTCAGGAACGAAACCTTCGGGGACGTCGGAACTCTCGAACACCGTCATAGCCACTACGCCCAGATTCTCTGACCAGCCCGGCATCTCGGCATCGGCCCACTCCGCCTCTGTGCTCGTCAGATACTTCGATAACCACTGATCGGCCAGCTCTTCGGTATCGAACAGTGCCATGACCCCCTGGTCATCGTGGACGGCGTAGACCTTCTTGGCTTCTCCCGTGGCATTCCTCATCATCTCGTCCAGCACACCTTGGGCGGCCCCGAGCTGCACCGGCAGAGCCCTCCGACCCATGAACCTTCCCAGTGTCCGGGAGATGCAGCCTGCCGCCAGCTCCTGGAACTTCTCAGTATCCTGCAGGTACTCATCCTCGATGTCTACCGTCAGATCCTCTGCCGTGGTGGAGAACTTGATACCCAGGAAACTCCGGCGCTGCTTTATCTTGACCACCAGCCAGGGGACGACGTCGTAGTAGACCTTGAGGTGCCAGAAGAAGTTTGGCGGAAGGTCGGGCAGCTTGTAGCTCATGTGGCGTCCAATCCGCAGTCGGGGCAGATCACTCGCCCGTCGTCCAGTATCTCCCCGAACATGGAGTAGTTCTCGCACTCCTCGGGGCTGGCGTAGGCGTAGGTGCGGCCGGGGATCTCGATGACGTACCGGCCAGGCGCCACGTACTCGTGCAGCTCCTTGCCGTGGTAGCGCACCTTTTGGGGCGGCAGCTCGGGCAGATCCATCGTTTCGGTTCCCGTCGTAGGTGGACACGGAGTCCGGTATCTCTTAGCCAGGCGATCATACGCCTATCTTTTACGATCGTCCTATCTCTTGCCGCTAAAAGATAGAGTATGATGCCTGGCATGAGGCAGCCAGCCAAGGGCGGCCCAGGATGCAAGGGGACGAACCGTGAGGGTCCAGATCACATTCCGCAGTGGTGCCCAGATCGAGGTCGACGCCACCGAAGAGTCGAGGATCGAGCGATCGAATGGCGTGACCACCTTCTCCTGGAAGGCGCCGGAGGGGTGCGAGCGTGGGCTCGTCTGGCTGCCGAACCCCGAACAGATCGAGGCCATGGTCGTGATCGCCGACCCCAGTGTGGCGAGTGATGGCGAATGATCGGTGGTATCGGCCGGTATGAGGCCGTCCAGGAAGAACGAGAGCGCATCACTAGGCGTCTGCAGGACATGATGTGTGAGCGTGGCCGCCGAGACGACTGTTTCGACCCCCGCTGCCAGGCTCTTCGCGAGGCGCTGGCCGCAATCCTAAACCTACGAGAGGACAAGAAGTGAAGCAGCCCAAGGGATCTGGACAGCACATCCCGATGTCCCTGCAGAAGATCTTCGTCAAGCACTACAAGTCCGGTAGGACGACCTACCAGATCGCAGAGCAGTACGCCACCACCCATGAGACGGTGCGCAACCACCTGATGGCTCACGGCGTCGTCATGCGGCCCAAGCTCGCCCTGTCCCCTGCCAAGAAGCGCGCCAGGCGCCTCGCCTCCGTCTAGGAAGAGGACTACGAGTATGGCTGGCAGCACGACTGAGCAGCAGCCTCGCTACCTGAGTCCCACCGAGGTGATGGCGACATTCTCCCCCGGCGATGAGTGGACATGGTGGCAGGAGGCGCACTACCTGTGGACCACGCAGACCGCGCAGATGAAGCTGCTCGCCGCCGACATTAAAGCCAACGGGATCAAGGAGCCGATCGTCACCGGAGATGACGGCAGGTTGTGGGACGGGCATCACCGACTGGTGATCGCCGCAGGACTGGGACTGGAGTCCATTCCCGCTTTCTGGCCCGAGAACATCTGGGGTGAAGATGACTGAGCAACCGATACCCTACGGCCCCTACCTGATGTCCTGGATCTTCGCCACGCCATCTGAGCGAGAGCAGCGCAGGAGAGACTGCCCCCGATTCAACGGTGAGCACCGAGGGCCGCAGGGACCAAATGAGGATATCTCCCAGTGTGGCTACTGCGGGATGCCCACCTACAGCAAGAGGCCGCCCAGCGAGACCTATGGAAATCACCTGGAGGATTGCTCGCTGCCGATCGACCATGAGAGCTATTGCAAGCCCGGCGGCTCTGGGCATCCGCCCGCAGAGAGGATCAGAGGATGAGCTGGCATGTAGGACGGTCGTGGTTCGGTCATGAGATCGAAGACGCCTGTCCTTGTCCCAAGACGTCCTGCGGCCTGGTGGATCTGGCCAACACCGACCCCGAGTGCGTACAGCACCCGGTGGAACGCATGAAGACCATACGCCAGGGGCATCGCGAGGACGATTGCCCGGGTTTAAAAAGATAGCGTAGGATGCCAATCATGACCATCGATCTCGAAACCGCCTCCAACTTCGAGCGCGCCGCCTACTGGGTGGAGGAAGCTCGCACGGCTACGACTCCGGAATCCCAGGACATCTACTTCAAGCTGGCCGGGATCTACGCCCAGCTCGCAGCCGTCGAATCCCAGTCGGTGATGGCCAACCAGCAGGCCAGCGCCCTCGAACTGATGGGGCAACTGACGAAGCCCCAGGTGGTGGAGCCCGAAAAGGCGCCCCTGTTGACTTCCGCGAAGCTGGTCAGCCTGGTCGATCTGATTCACGACACCGTCGATAGCTGGGTGGGCGACTGCCCGGATAACGATGATGGTGACTGCCTCTGCGACGTGCTGGCCGTCAAGATCGCCGATTTCATGCTATGAGGATCAAGGCGCTGGACCTGGCCATCGACACCCATGCGCGGTTCTACCGGCTCGTGGATGCGGCGATCATCGCCACCCCCGTGTTCCTGGTGGGGCTGGCCGTGCGCGCGATCCTGAGGAGGATCTGACCCCGTGACGTTCCTGAATGAAGAGAAGCTAAACCCGAAGCTGAAGGCCGATTGGGTCGCCGCACTGCGGAGTGGCGAATACCGGCAAGCTCGGGGAAGCCTCAAGAAACCCCTGGCGCCGATCGGTACCTATTCCGGCGAAGTCGGATACTGCTGCCTCGGGGTGGCGGTCTGCGTCATCCGGGACAAGTATCCGCACCTCCTGAAGGAGGCGGGCGTGACGATCCTGGAGGGAGACAATTCGATGGCTGTGAGGGGCGTGAATGAGATATCTGGATCATTCGGGCATCTTGGGTGCAGACTATCCAGGGTCATCGGTCTCGACCAGCGAAAGATGCGTAGTCTCATCACGAAGAACGATGACGAGAAGCTGTCTCTCTCGGAGATCGCCCAATACATCGAGGAGAATCTGTGATGGCACTGGACCCGGATTTCAAGACGGACTGGCTAGCCGAGCTGCGGAGCGGTAAATACCGGCAGGCCAAGAGGATCCTGAAGAACCGGGACGGAAGTTATTGCTGCCTGGGCGTTGCCGCCTGCGTGCTGCGCGACAAGCACCCCGGACTCCTGCGAGACACTGGATTCCGTGTCCATGAGACCGGCCAACGTCTGGTGTTGAAGTCCGATAAGTATGACTGCGACTCCAGCATCCCCACACGACTGGCCAACGCCATCGGGCTGTCCGATCAGGTACCCCTCATAGACTTGAATGACACGGGCCATGGGTTCGAGGAGATCGCTGATTACATCGAAGAGAACTTGTGATGGCGGACCTCCCTAACGCGGAAAGCGTTCACCAGAACGTTCGAGAAGTCATCAGCGAATGGCTTCCCGGTTACTACTCAGACGAGCTTATTCAGAGCCGTGTGCGGTGTGTAGGCTCTAACATTCTGTACGACACCTTCGAGTACGAGACGCCGCCCGGGAGCGGGGACAAGAAGATGTTCCTGGTGACGGTCAGCGTGGTCGAGATCGACCCTTCGGCTCACACCAGAACGTCCCGGCGTAAAGGAGTGCTGTTCTGATGAACCGATACTACGGGAAGGTCGAGTACTGTCGCGGAGGATTCGAGTTCGCGATCGTGGACCGCGAACAGAACGAGAAGCAGGTCGAGTGGGGCAGGTCGGGAAGCCTGGAACACGCCCAGAAGGTCATCAAGGACCGCCTGATGGATCTCAACGAGAGCAAGGTCCTGACCGTCGAGTTCCCGTAAGCGGTAAAAGATAGTGATAGGTTAGTCCTTATGAAGATCATGCCGCCAGGCAGATGTAACAAGGAAGAGGGAGGACCCGTGACCGACCATAAGGAGTCCGAGCGTCTGGCGTGCCTGGCCAATGACCTGCTCACCGTCGCCAATGGTCACCCAGACGGGTCGGAGACCTACGAGGCCTTGAAGTGGGCATCCGGGTTCATTCGAGACAACGCTCGCATTCGATACCGCGAGGAGACCGCGCCTCAGGGGGCGGAGGGCGGCCCCAAACCCATCGACCCCGAGGACATCCGGCTGGGCGACAAGGAGTCCGAGCGGCTGGAACGGCTGGTTAACGACCTGATCATCATCTTCGATAGGTTCCGCATCGGGTCGAATATTCACAACCCCTTGGAAGGAGTCGGCCGAATTTATCCAGACCAACGCTCGCGACCTGAGGTCATGAAGGCTCAGAAGACGGAGACCATCGAACTGGCGCCTCAAGGTCTACTACGTCGTCCCCAGAAGGCGGAGGGTGGCCCCAAGCCCATCGACCCCGAGGATATCCGGGTCGGGGACCGGGTGATGCTGACGCGCTCCCGCGAGTTCACGGTCACTCAGCACAAGGAGCATGGCGGCTGGCATGGCGGCGGGTTCGTCGTCGGCGACCGCCACGAGACCTGGGCATGGGGCACGGGCACCTGGACCCTCCTGGACCGCCCGGAGTCGGAGACTATCAGCGATAGTCCCAACCTGGGTCTGGCCACCACGGACGAATTGCTGCGAGAGCTGCGCGCACGAATCGACGTGGATTACCTCAATGGCGTGGAGGCCGTCGAGTGAACCGATATTACGGGAAGATCGAGTCCTATCGCGGGGGATTCGCCATAGACCCCGAGGACATCCGCGTGGGCGACAAGGTGCGGCAGAAGATCACCTGGAACTGGGGTATCGCCACCAACGAGTTCGTGGTGAAGTCCATTCGCACGGCAGCATCAATCCGCTGGTTCACCCCAGAAGGCTCCGAGTACGGCGGAATGTTGGATGCCGACAACGTCACCTGGGAGCTGCTGGAGCGTCCGGAGCCGCCGCGTGTGGTCGGCTCACACTGGCGCGATCCCGGGACGGACGTCGAGTATGTCTTGACCGATTTCGTGCGGGAGGGTGGCGGCGGCGCACTCTATGTGTCGTATCGGAACAGCCGTGGCGGAACGGCAGTCGCGTCCCGCTGGTCGGATCGTGATGCCGAGATCGTCGCTCGCCTCGTTCCGCTGGACGGTGAGTGATGACCGCCGGGATCCGCGTGACGGCTACGGATATGGAGACCGGAGAGTCCCAGTCGGTGGAGATCATGGATGACTACGTGATCATCGCGGCCGGAAGTTGCCAGGTCGCCAACATTCAGGCGTATCCGGCCACCGGGACCCATCAACTCACTGTCAAGGGTGTCAAGCGAGCCCTGGACGGCACGAAATGACCACCACGGAGGTGCCGATCAAGAAGGGCCAGGTCTGGCGACGTACCGAGATGGGTGGCGGAAGCAATGACCGATAAGCCGATACCGTGGTTCTGGGTGGACTTCAACGACATCCCCAGTAGCGGAGAGGTGGAAGTATTCTACGGACCACCATTCGACACCGAGGTTCTTGTGGGAGACTACGAGGGGAACACTGCTAAGGGCGTCGTGCTGGAACGGGTAGTGCTCAAGATCAAGGTAGACTTATCGACGTTCGAGCCAGCCGATGATGCAATAGGCCGGAAGCTCGATGAGATCGAACAACTGAAGGATGGCTGGTTCGGTCCCGATACCAAGGCCATTCGCCCTAGTCTGATATCCGCTGCCAGGGCATTCCACAGCGACATGTTTGACGTCTCCGCCAGCGTAGCCCCCACGATGGACGGCGGGATCCTCATCGAGTGGAAGCACGACGAGATCTACGACAGTGCCGAGCTTGAGGACGATGGGGGAATGTATCTCCATAGCCTAGATATGAAGACCGGCCAGTCATCCGATTGGGAGACAAAGGCCTTCGACCCCGAGGCGCTGCGTCGATTCATGCGGTACGGAATTCTGGGAGAAGAGAGATGACCACCAAGCGCAAGCTCCAGGAAGAGTTCGAACTTCAGAAGGGGCATATCAAGGACCTGGAGCAGGACAATGCCCTGCTCAGGCTCGATATCGCCAACTACAAGCAGAGACTCCGGTTGGAGTTCGCCAGGCACACCCCGAAGATCCCGGATCGGTTCTGGCAGAACGATGTAGCGGAGTCGCCGGGAAAGACGAAGGACTTCATCTGCTCCTTTGACGACTGCGGCTTCTACTGGCCGTGCCCGACGTGGGCTACCCTCCGCCGGATCGCAGGTAAGGACGACAGCGCCGAATCCCTGGTAATCTCCTTGGAGAAAGAATGAGCTGGTGGCTCTGGTACCTGCTCGGGATCATCACCGTTCCCGTGGTAGCGGCCATCGTGTGGTTTTTCATGGCCATCCTGGAGCGAGGATTCTCCTGGAGATGCCTCATCTGCGGTAGGGACTATCACTGGGAGGATCCTAATGGCCGCTGGCTCTTCAAGGAGCTGAGCTGGCAGTGGCACCAGAAGGTGGGGTGTGTCATTCGTGGCCGCAAGAAGAGGCTGGCTTGGATCGAGCAGAACCAAGGATGGGTCGTGGGTTGGGAATGAGCTACTGCCGCATGGGTGACGACAGCGACGTCTATTGCTTCGGAACCAAGGAGGGCCACCACGAGGTATTCATGTCTCGTGGTCATTTCCCGCCCGAGAGTTGGCTATACAAGCAGCTCTTCAGGAGATGGACGAAGCGGCTGCCCAGACGCCTCAAGGCCTGGATCACGATACGAGAGTTCAGCCGGGAACCAATCCCGATCGGACCCTTGGACGGCGAAGAATACTACTTCCTAAACCAGGTGGAGTGCGCCGAGGCCTTGATCTCCCTGCAGGAGATCGGGTATAAGGTGCCCTGGTACGCCATCGACAGGCTGTTGTTTGAGGCAGAGGAAGAGGGTGAGCTATAATGCTATTCATCGGATGGCTGATCGGGATCGTCACCTCTATCATCGTTCTCGTCCTCTGGGCGTTCTCGCATGACCTGAAGCGCTTGGGCCGCAAGATGTTCCGCCGAGTCTGGAAGGCACGCTGCTCCAAGTGCGGAGCCGAGTATCGCGGGTACAACAAGGGCTTCTGGATACCCCGGAGGTTCTGGCTAGCCAGGCACCGATCCCGCCGCCACGGTGATCACGAGGACGTGGACAGGGCGCCGATTCCCGCACCCCAGCCGAACCCGAAGTTCCTGCAGCCTTGAAGGCTGACGACGTCCTGGAAGCCCTGCGCAGGCACCACAGCACGGCGGCCATAGTTCCCGAGGTGGTGATCTCGGATGACGACTGGGTCGAGACATGGGCCCCGGGTCAGATCTTCGGTTCCGTCCGCCGTATAGACGGCCTGATGTTCTCCAGCTACCAGCGCACCGCCATCGAGATCAAGGTATCCAAGGCCGACTTCAACCGCGAGGATGACAGGAAAAGACGGCCCTGGCAGAGGGTGGTGCACCGGTTTGTCTATGCCGCGCCGAGGGGGCTGCTGACGTATCGTGATATCCCGTACGGCTGTGGCTTGTGGGAGGTGGACGACACCGGCCGAGTGACGGTGGCGAAGAAGTCCAAGATCAACCAGCACCCCGAGCATCTGCCTCAGCAGGTGGTACAGGCACTCGCCTATCGGGCGGCCAAGAACTCCGGGAAAACCTAAAAGATAGTGTTAGGATAACCGGCATGAGCTACTGTCGATTCGGCTGGGAGTCATCCGACGCATACATCTTCGGCACCACGGTGGGCGGCAAGAACTTCATCGAGTGCTGCGGCTGTCTGCTGTCCGACGATGATGATTCGTTCCCTAGGTTCGACAACTATGGCGACCTGCTGCGGCACATCAACGATCACCGGTCCGCCGGTCACCACATCCTGGCGCGGGTCGATGAGCTGATCCGCGAGGAGATCGAGGATCCTAAGATGCGCTGGGTCGAAGTCGGCGATGTGCCGACCGAGATGGTGCCTGACTCCGGCCCACGCTACCCCGAGGACGAGGTGTTCAAGAAGTACCGCTAGTCGGGACTTGTCCTGCTTCATCAAAAAGATAGACTAGGGTGACTCACATGATGACGTTGAACAAGGATTCGAGCCCTGCAGAGGTGCGCTCCGCCTGGGCGGATGCCCTGGAGTCTGGGAAGTACAAGCAGGGCCACGAACGCCTGCGAGATGGAGACAAGTTCTGCTGCCTCGGAGTGCTGTGCGACCTGGCCGCGCAAGCCGGAGTCGGGGTATGGGAAGAAGAGGGATACTTCAATGCCTCCGAGTCTCGCTTTGGCAGAAGCAACGTAGCTCTTCCGGACCCGGTAGTGGAGTGGGCCGGTCTGACCACCTTCAACGGACAACTGAAGAGGCCCGAATGGCGTGGGTCGGTCTTTTGTGACGGCCTGGCCGGAGCGAACGACCATTTGGAATACAACTTCGGACAGATCGCCGCCCTGATCCGTGAAGGCAAGGTGCGTACCACCGATGCGTAAGAAGCTCGATATCCTCTCCTGGACCTATTGGCAGATCGCCAAGGACGAGCGGACATACCCGTTCGCCCACCGGGAGTGGGCCTACGAGGACAACTCCGACAAGCTCATCCGTGGCAAGCGGAAGTGGCGCGGCAAGATGGCCTGGTGGCGCCTGGCGCTTAAGTTGATCAAGAGCCCACTGCTGCCCTGGACCCGCGAGAGAAGCACCCGCCCAGGCCTCCACACGCTCGATGAGATATTCTTCCCCAGCCGGTGGAAGGTATATCCGTTCGTCGTCCTCCACTTCGTCCTGACGGCGTTCAACGAGCACCACGACGTGCCCGACGCCAAGGTAGACGGCGCCTGGGTGCTTTGGGGCGAGCAGGCCGACCACATCTCCGAATGGGATCCGGCCCGCACCGATCGGGAAAGCGCCGCCAAGCGAAAGATTCTCGAAGGGCACCGCCCGGTTCCTGACATGTTTATGAAGAGAGTCATGTTCTGCAGACAGGACCTCAAAAATTGGCCCTGCCCCACCGTCCGGGCGATGGCCGACATCTATTCGCACCGCGATGGGCATGGCGACTGGGCATGAAGGACAACCTGTTCTTCTGCCTGTCCATACTAACCGGCGTCCTGGCGATGTTCGTCGCCGTGCCATTGAGCGCCATGCTCCTATACTGGGCCGGAATCCTGACCCAGAGTACCGCCACACCATTGGGTTTCGCCCTGGGCATCGAAGCAATCCTGGTGTGGGCCTTCGTCAGCGTCAAGACACACGCCCTGCTGTGGTGGCTGGCGGATCACCGATAAAGGCTGATGTGCGCTAGCTCAAGAGAAGAGCGCCATCTGTCCGGACGGGTAGAACGGCGTGCCGAAACCGGTGCTCTGCGGCCTCGGCCCCCATGCACCAAGGATGTGTCGCTTCAGTCCGTTGTCCATGATGTGCTCGACGTCCCAGCCGCGTAGGGTCAGCGCATCGGAGATGATCGTGCGGTGGCATCGCCACGGAACAGCCTCGGCGCACATGTAGGCCACGTTCGACAGCTCCGCCTCCTGCTCTAGCTTGGTCAGAGCCACGGAGAACCTATCGGATTGGGCATAGTCGGCATAGTTGCGGAACGAGGCGTTGCGCCACGCCGCATTTCGGTCGTCGGCCCCCTCCTGCCTGTTCCGGCGGCCACCCAGGTCCAGCATCGACTCGTATACCACCCCCGCCACCTCGGAGCGCTCACGGAGGGCCTGAGAGCCGTGCTGAGGCACATGACGGGACCCGGGATAAGACCTGACGTCCACCAGCCGTCTGATGTCGTGCCTGGCCAGCAGGGCGAACAGCTCGTCGCTGGTGCGGGTGGAATGTCCGATGGTGTAGATGCTCGTCATAGTCCTGAAGTATACTCCTGCGACAACTAATTGTTGTGAAGACCTCTGTGCGCTGGGACGGATCCCTGGGTGAGCTAACGTTCCTGGATATCCCCGCTGGGGATATCAATCCGGCGTACGACGGCGAGACCAGGCTGGATGTTCACCAGTCCCATGCCCTATTGAACGGCCAACCGGTGGGTGTCGTATCGATAGCCCCCTACGAGAATCACCCGAAAGACCTGCAGCCCGGGGAGATCAGCATGATCTCGGTGAACAAGGATTTCCGGGGAAATGGAATTGGTCGCGCCCTGGTGCAGCATGCCCAGGACATCGGCTGGGATCCGCGCCATTCCAGGAAGCTGCTGTCCGACGGATATGGATTCGTCAAGGGCACACCGGAGTTCGGGATGGTACCGAAGACGTCGGCCGTCACCAAGAAGGTCGATAGCCCAAAATGCAAATTCTGTAAGGAGAAGGCCACCAATGGTGTGCTTTGGGCCGAGGGAATGGGAGTGGTCCCGGCCTGCGACAAGCATCTGGAGAAGGCCAAGGATGCCGTACGATCCAACGGTGAGTATGGCGAGATCGACGGCATCAAGGACTACACCAAGAAGTCGGCCCGTACCATCCCCACATTCGTACGTACCGCCACCCGCTGGCAGGATTCCGACCAGGGCCGCCTGGAGTTCGAGTACAAGCACGTCCCTGCGGCTAAGGAATACGCCGAGGTGGGCATCCCGAACGAGCACAAGATCATCGCCAGGTTCACCGATGCGCAGGGGAACAGGGCGCCGGTTGGCAGCCTGTCCTTCTACGACAACACCGAGCCGGTGTCGGTCGACGCCGCCAACGACACCCAGCCGCACGAGATATCCTGGATCAGCGTAAGCCCAGACATGCGCGGCAAGGGCATCGCCAGAGCCATGGTCGAGCACGCCTACTCGCTCGGCTACCAGCCGGTCCACTCAAGCATCTTCTCTTCGAAGAACGGCCGAGGATTCGCCGAGGCCACGCCCGAGTACAATGCGCGCATGTCCGCGAACGTAGAGGACTACGGGATGCAGCATCGGCCGCCAACTCCGGAGACCGGCGCACCCCTGCACGACCTGACCGGCGGCGGATTGATCTACCCCGACGACGTCTACACGCGCCCTCGCATCTACGACTTCGGGGAGCCCGGATACCAGGAGGTCCACCAGCTCGCGCTCAGGGTTCGCGGCAAGCCAGAGGAGATGGTGGACATCTACCGATCCGGCCCCAAGCCGGAGATCAACCCTGGCGACTGGGTCAGCCCGTCCTATGAGAACGCCAGGGCACACGGCCTGCATCCGCATGACGAGACCAAGGACGCACCGGTGTGGCACGCACGGGTTCCGGCCAAGTACCTGCACAACGCGGGAGACTCCCTGCCGGAGTTCGGCTATAACGGACCGGAGACCATCCAGGCGGAGCCGTACCGCCGCTAGCCGCTTAGCCCCTAATCGCTAGGTAGTGCTCCATCCCCCAGCACACCCAAAAAGATTGTAGTAGCCTTCATGTCATGACTACTATCGCGCCGGATGTGTTGATCCCAACCATTCCTTCCCAAATCAACTCACTGTCCGTGTGGCGCCGCAACAGAGACGATACAATCGTCCTGGTGCTAAGGGTCGATCACAAGCCCGGATGTGACCCTGCCGTGTGCTGGCGGAACCGCCAGAATCGCCGTAAAGGACAGTGCGGAATCGACCGCTGGTTGTCCTCCTACACGCTGATCCAGGACAACCGCTGTCCCTGCGTCTACTGCGCCTTCATGTCCGCCCGTGCATGGGACGGCGACTTCGAAATAACCCATGATGATCTGGTACTTCCCGGAGATGATGAGTGGGTAGACCCACCAAAGAGATAGGCTATGATGATCGACATGAACGAAGATCTCATGAGCGAGCAGGTCGCCCAGACGGCCACCAGGTCGGCCCGTGGGCTCCTGCAGTTCCCGATTCTCTACGATACCCCTCCCGGGCTCCATAAGAACTGCGTTCAGGTGTCCGAGTCTAGCGCCGCATTCGCCCCCAGCATCTGGCTGGATGCAAGGCACATCGACAACGAAAGCGGCCAGGAGATAGGAGTATTCGTACACCTTTCCCTGAAGGATGCCAAGACCCTTCGGGACCAGATCGACTACCTGGTGAAGAACCACTACCAGGTGGTATAAAGACCAAGCGGGGTGGGCGTCAAACCGAGTAATCCCGGAAAAATTTCATTGCGAACACTCGGCAAGGCGGATTGGGGCTTTTGACAAACCCTCCGGGAGGTCTCCTTTCGGCCCTGTAGCAGACGACCTGCGCCCACCCCGCCTCCGTCATCAAGGAGAAAAGACATGCCAATCGATGTGGTCTGCTATTACGGACCGTATGACGGCAGGACGATATCGGTTGATCCGTTGCAGATGCAGGACTTCATCGCCGTGCCCACCAGCGAGTTGGCGCCCTTCATGTATCGCATCGAGAAGGTGCCGGGAAGCTATGTCGCCTATCCGGCCGGAACCCACCGGATTAAGAGTTTCCGGGGCAGTGCGCCAGCCGTTACGCCACAGTCCCTGAACCACCAGCTCACGAAGATTCTCCAGGAACTCCTCAGTACCGCTACCCGACCGATACCATCGACCGTAGGGGCGTTCTCCGAGGACGACTTGATCATCGAATGTCTATCAGTGGAGCCCAAGTGATGCAGTACTGGTCGTACATACTCACGGCAGTGGGCATCCTTGGCCTCTGGTTGGCCGGTAGGAAGTCGCGAGCTGGTTGGGCGGTAGGATTGGGCGCCCAGAGCCTGTGGATCGTCTACGCGGTCGTCAGCGCCCAATGGGGGCTTCATCTTCTCGGCCGTGGCCTACGGCACCGTCTACGCTCGCAACTGGATCCGCTGGGCCAGGGCCAGGGACGCACGTCTCTGACGTCCAAAAAGATAGTTGCTATACTGTAGGGGATACAGTCATACCCCCGATCAGGGAGGCAGCACGATGAGCGACCACTTCATACCGGTCGACGTCAAGCGGCAGATTGTTCGAGAAATGGCCGACTGGCTGGAGGGACGCAAGTTCGACCTCAGCGTCAAGCAGGGGGTGGACCCGGTAGTTGGTGAGATGGCCAAGGCCAACTGGAAGGAAGGCTACGCCCGCGCCATCTTCGAGCTGCGCGCCGCCGCGATGGATGACGTCGAAGTCCCGGACGACATCTCGGAGATGTACCCGCACGCATGAGGTCCGACACCCGGGCCTGCCTGTGGGCGGCCATATCGGTCATTCTGATCGAGGCTGCCATTGTCTACATGAGGTGGTGGATGTGAAGACCGCCCCCGATGAATCTCTTTGCCCAAAAAGATAGGGTAGGGTACTGACCATGACATCCAACCCTTGCCCAATCGAGCCGGGCAACATCCGCCTGAACGATCGGGTGCGCCTCACCCACACCGGCAACGCCTCCGGCGTCATCGAAACCTATCAGTTCACGGTGGCCAGGGTCGGCGACGGGTACGTCATTGCCCGGCAGGAGTCCGGCGCCCTCGGTGCGGAGTTCGCTTTCGACTGGGGCACCTGGGAGCTGGTGTCTCGTGAAGTCCCGAGGACCGGCAGCACCTGGCGCCACCCCAACAGAGTGGAGTACGTCGTCACCGACCGGGGCCTCTACAAGCCCTACAACTACTCCCACCAGTACCTGGAGAGCCTGAACCCGAAGAGCGACAGCGACTGGGCCTACATCAAGGATCTGGAATTGATCTTCGAAGGACCTGAGGAGGGTTTATGAGCTACGACTTCTATATGCTCAAGAAGGAGCTGTTGCGCGACAAGGAGATCACTCCCGATCGCACCAGCCAGATCTTGCGCGCCATTCAGCAGGAAGAGGAGAAGGGCAGGAAGAAGGACATCCAATTTCAGGCCCAGAAGATGGCCATTGAGCTGTCCGATCAGATCGATGATCTGAAGGAAGCCATCAAGTCCATCCAGGCATTCTGGACGCTCGCGAGGGTCCTGGCCATTCTGGCGCCGCTGGCCACCACGCTGGCCATCGTGTTCGGCGCCGGATTCGGTAGTGACACGCTCGGTGCGGTCTTCGGAACCCTGGCTGGATTCTTCGGTCTAGGTGCGTTCTCCCTTCTCTTCGTGGTCTTCGGCCACGACTTCCGCTTGGCGAGATGGGTCGGGGACGGCCTGTTCAACGCGAGGAGAGAACTGAAGTCGCTTGAACGGAAGCACACCAGGCTTATCCTCGCCCGCGAGGGCATCGATACCACCATCGTCTGAAGGGAATCCGAAAACATGACTCTGGAAGAGGCGATTCAGAAGCTAACGGAACTCACCGATGAGGCGTGGAACAAAGTCGATGTGGCAGACTCGCTGGGCCTCCACTCCGATGAGTTGCGCGCATTGGGTCGCGCCCGGGGGCTGCAAGAGGCCTTGACCTTGATCAAGACGGTGGATTCATAAAGGAGGCTTTTCCGAATGACCGGCAAGAGGTCCTACGAGTCGATGTCCTGTCCGCTGCCCAGCTCGTCCGACCCGGATGCTCGATGCACCGGCGAGCTGTATGTCCACACCACCGAGAGCTTCCCGGTCTACGTGGACCCGGAGGTGGATGACTTCCGGCCCGGCAAGGGCACCACGAGCCTCTGGGAGGTCGTGTGCACCGAAGGGCATGTCGTCCTGCTGCCGCCCGACATCCACTGCGAGTACGCCGAATTCGGCCAGCCATGTGAGCTGTGCCCGGAGGAGGGGATCAAGCACGACGACTTCAGGTCGCTGGCAGCACTCCAGGAAAGGTTCGGGCGATGAGCTGGCTGGACGACGCTGCGGCAGTGTCCCGAAGGAACCTAGAGGCCGTGCCTCCAGAGCTGCGCGACCCCATCACGCAAGCCCTACTGCAAGGGGAAGAGAGCATGAACGTCAACGAGTACCGCAAGGCCGTGATCAAGTCAATCGCATGCCCGCTGTGTGGCGCCAAGGTCGGCCAGCGCTGCGCCGACCCGTCCGGCCGGGAGGACGAGCGCCCCTACGTCCATGACGACCGCTCGGCTGCCTACCACCAACTCCTGCTGTCCGACGTCATGGCCGAGCGCGATCAAGAAGCTCAGCGCGCCATCGATGCCGAGACGGTCGCGGACGGCTTCAAGGCTCAGGTCGAGCTGCTTCGGGGCATCGAGGCCGAGACGCTGGATGCCACCACGGGGTTAGGCGAGTTGGTGTCGGACAACAACCGTTTGGCCGCCGAGGTGGAGCGGCTGGCGGACTCGGAGCGGGCCGCCCGGGCGGAGCGGGATTCGATCGTGCGACGGATCGAGCGGCTGCACAGCGAGGACTGGTGGGTCGGTGGGGCGTGGGGTGACTACGGCGAGGTGGTGATCCCGCTCCGGGCGTTGTCGACGCTGACGGGGCCGCTCGCCGACCATGCGCCGGAGTGGCAGACCGATCCCGGCTTCGCCGCCACATATGGGGACCTTCGAGCCACCATGGACCGCCTGGCCGCCGAGAACGCGGCGCTGCGGAAGGTGGCCGAGGCGGCGGACACGTGGGCTGCCACCGAGGATGAGGTTGCCACCGTCATGAGCTACCGCGTAGCCGACGGATGGGAGCACGGACATCGCCGCCTGCTCGACACCAAGGCCGAACTGCTCGCCGCCGTCCGCAAATGGCGGGCCGAGCGATGAGCAAGCACCGGATAGCGGTAACCGTGTTCTGCATCGCCGAGGGCGTGGACGAGGTAGACGCAGGTCACGCCGCCGAGTACGCCGTCCGTCAGGCGCTCGGTCAGGGCCGACCCAAGCCGACGCCCTATGCACTGGACCCGGTGGTTATATATCCAGGCGCGCAGCCCTTGCCACCCGTGGAGGTTCACGAGGTGATGGACACCGGGGTAGCGGCCGGTAACGGCTACCTGTGGCTCCGGCCGACCAGTCGCGGCTACCACGCGCCCGACGAACCGAGGGAGCCATGACTGCCCTCGTGCGCCCCTCCGGCGACCTACTTCTGCTGTGGTGCCCTGCATGCGACGACGCACATCAGATCTCGATCGCGCCACCGGACGGGTGGTCGTGGGACGGCAACGAGACGTCTCCGACGATAAGCCCGTCGATCCTCGTTACCGGCGTGCAGTGGGAGCCAGAACTCTCGTTCCATAAGCCGCTCCATCACATCGAACCCGGCGAAAGGACCGTGTGTCACTCCTTCGTTCGGGATGGCCGTTGGGAGTTCCTGGCGGACAGCACGCACTCCCTGGCCGGACAGACGGTGCCGATGGTGGAGCTTCCCGACTGGCTGGTGAACTAAGGGCTTCCCTTCTAAGAGATAGTGCTGTAGACTGGCCCCAGCAACCAACGGCTCTAAGAAGGGGGATGCCCTATGAAGCTCCTATTGAGAGACGGAGCAGGCCGAGTTCTGGCCAAGGTCGAATTTTTGTCGGACCAATACGGCACGCTCGGGGTCAAGGGGACGCCGTCGGACGGCAACATCATGCTGGAGGTCGACGGCAAGACGTGGGGGTCGCTGTTCGTCACCGGACACAAGGAGTCCCCCGTCATAGCTCTGGGACAGCTCGAAGAGTTCGGCTGGATCGAGCGGAACCCCATCACCGGTCCGGAGTACGACCCCACCCATCCAGAAGACAAGGGCAGGTCATGATCATCTCTCCCACCATCCACCTGCAGGACGCGCCAGGGTCATTCAAGGCCTTCTGCGGAGGTGGATGGCGCGAAAGCCCTGAGGTGCGTCTCTCCGGTGAGCTGGACCTGGTGACCTGCGCCGTCTGCAAGCGCCTGGCGGCCCTCCGCGAGGAGCGCAAGCGCCTGGGTGTGCTCACCACCTCTCAGGCCCTGCAGGTCTACAAGGTCCTGGTCGAAGAGTGCGGTGCCCCGGACTCGGTAGACTCCGTCAACCTGTTCGTGCAGGTCTCCGGGAGACAGGAAAACTCCCCGCTGGAGTACCGCTTCCAGGGCGCCCTCGGATTCGGCGGCAAGCTCTACACCCCCGAGATGCGGGTGTCCTGCTACCGGGAGGATGAGACCCCGGAGCGCCTGGCGATGATCGACCGCGCCAACGCCCGGTTGGCCGCCCTGCCCAAGGACCGAAACTTTCGGTAGCACACTGATGATCGGCAGGGTCCACCCCGGACGACATCTAACAAACAATGGAGAGACCATGAGTAACCTGATCGACCATGAGGGCCTGAACAAGTTTGCTCACCTGCTGGCGTTCCCGGTGATGCTGGCGGACTCCAGCTTCATCGACAACCCCGGAGTCACGCACGCCCACACCATCATCCGGTCCGGGCTGGCCAGGGGGATGAGTCTCTCCCCGGAAGCAATCGCCACACTCCTGCTGGTCGGCACCCTTGTGGACGTGGAGCTGCGCTCTTCTCGCGGCTACATCGGTCACTTCGCCGCTGACTTGGTGGCTATGCTGCACCCGGCATTTCATTCGAATGCGGTGGAGCATGGACTGTGGACGCTGGCCACCTTCGGCCTGCTATCCCGCAACAGGGATCACGACTTCTACCGCCTGCCCAACTTCATTGTCATCCCCAAGGCTGATGACGGATCATGATGTTCTTGAGCTTCCTGGGGCTCTTCTTCGCCGCATCCATGGCGATATGCGTCGTGCGGGCTGCCTACTAACCAGGGCAAGCTGGACGGTTTTGTTCAGGGATGGAACGCCCATATCAACAAGGCCCAAAAAGATTCTGGCATAATAGAGCCGTGATCAAGTACACGGTGGAGAAGCTAGCCCGAGAAGGCCACGGCGCCCTCCAGGTGGACCTTCCAGAGGAAGGTCAAAGGCCCCCTATCATCATGCTGGGCGGCCCGATCAAGCACTGGTGGTCATTACCGGACGACGAGTGGGGTCAGGGTGAGCACGGCGTGTACCTGCAGTGGCGGGACGCCGTCGAGACAGCCTTCGTCAAGGCGGGATTCCTGGTGTACTCCCCCTACAAGGCCCTGCGCGGTGCCTGGACCCCCTTGGCGCAGCAGATCAATGACCGTGCCATAGAGGTGGCCGACTTCTTCTTCTACCTCACGCCAGATGGCGTGCCGGACGAGGGAACCCAGGAGGAGTTGGCGCACGCTGCCGAGGTGGGAACCATCCCCTACTACCTTCCTCCAGGGGACATTGACGACATCTACGAAGCCATCGGTTGGGTTTTAGAAACAAGCATCGCACTCAGTCAGGAGTCACAGTGAACCGAGAGAAGATCCTCTCGGTGACGATCAAGGACTGTGAGGTACAGACCTTCACCTCCGGCGGCCCAGGAGGACAGAATCAGAATCGTGTGCAGTCCGGGGTCCGTGTAATTCATCATCCTTCCGGCGCCAGAGGGGAATGCCGGGAAACCAGGGATCAATTGGAGAACAAGCGCCGAGCCTTCCGGAAGATGGCCGAGTCTACGCTGTTCCAGTCCTGGATCGGTCGGGCGACCGGAAAGCTCAAGACCGACGAACAGATCCAGCGCGAGATCGCCGAGGAGCTGGCCGATCCCACCAAGACGGTGGTAGAGATCCGCCAGGGGCGATCCTGGATAAGGGAGAGCGAAGGTGGGAACTAACTACTACGTCGAGACAGATTCTGCCTGCCCGACCTGCGGCCACGTCGAGGAGCGTATGCATATCGGCAAGAGCCTGGTCATGCTTCGGGGGTATCTCACGTCGAAGTACGGCCCCATCCGGACTTGGCAGGACTGGAAGAACGTTCTAGAAGGAAATCCCCTGACCGTTAGGGACGAGTACGGAAATGCTGTCGACGCCCAGGACTTCATCCGGATGATGGAGGAAACGGATCTCATGAACCGGCGCCGTCAGTTCGACTGGGTGCGCGCCCATCGTCCGACGATCGTCCAAGATGGGTACGACTGGCTGGACCCAGACGGGTTCTCGTTCACATATCAGAAGTTCTGCTGAGAGGCTGTGCCACAACTAAATAGGTAGTTCCGAAGCGGGGTCTCCGTAATAGATGGCAACATCTATCGCAGGAGGCCCCGTTTCTTATGCTGCCCGCCTTCGTACGCACAGCTATGCCCGCCCTGCAGCCGGGCGCATCAGTGTTCCGAGGCATGTCCGTATCCCCTCACGACTGGGACTGGGACACCCGCGACCGCGTAGGGCACGGCGAGGCAACCCTGGAAGACCTGCTGCCCTTGATCAACACCCAGGATGCCGGTCAGTGGTGGGCACATCCCGACTATGGCGGCCGGGGACTAGCCAACGACCACTCCTATGTGGAACCGGCCGAAAACATCACCCACCCCGACGGATACGGCAGAAGCCTGCCGATCGTCCTGGAGGCAGAAGGCCCGGAAGGCTGGGATCCCAAGGCCCAGTTCCGCTACACCGCCCCGGATATGGCCGGAGAAACCCCCTCTGTCGTTCCCGAGAACACCACTATGCGCCTGCGCAAGATACACTACCAGGGTATCGATGAAGATGGTTGGAATGACTGGCATTCCATCGATGTGCCGAAGGGACATAAAGTTCACGTAGGGCCGCACGAACAGGTATACGAGCCGTATGAGACCATCAAGACTGCCGACATTCCTGACCCCGTAGAGACCTCCGACGAGGGTGTCTCCGGTGAGCAAAAAGACAACGGCATGGTGGCGCTCATTCCCACCAAGAAGTTCCTAGATAAGCTGCATATAGACGGCGGTGAGCCGATCGAGCAGATCCACCTCACACTGAAGTTCCTGCCGGGCGCGGGTGACTGGGACGACGACAAGCGTCAGAAGCTCCTGGAGTCCTGTGAGGACCTGGTAAACAGCATCCAGAACGGCGGGCCGGTCACCGGAAAGGTCTTCGGCACGGCCGAATTCAACCCCGACGACAATCAGTGCGCCGTCTACCTGGTGTCCGGCATCGACTGGGTTATCGAGGAGTGGCGCGACTACGACCTGGAGGAGCTGCTGGACCTGGAGCCGGACAAGTATGGCGCCTGGATTCCGCACATCACCGCCGGATACGACATGGACCCGGACGAGCTGGATGCCATCGGCGAGATCGAGTTCGATATCCTGCGCTGCGTCATCGGCGGCGATCAGTACGACTTCCCGCTAGGCAGTGAATGATGGCCGACGAATATGATCACGGCTATCAGCCGATGCGGGTATACCCGGAAGGGTGGGTTGACGACCCCGACTCCGTAAGCGGCAAGGGCGTTTTCAAGTTCTGGGGCGGCAACGAGGACTTCGAGCAGCCAGACGCATGGGTCGAGCCGGACATGGACACCAACCAGTGGGAGTGGGGATACAACCACCCCACGATCCCGGAGCTGCGCGGCGAGGGTAGGGCCAACAGCCGGGATGAAGCCATCGCTGCGGCCGAGGAGCACCACCAGCACACGCAGAACCGCCCAGGGAATTACGAGTACAAGCCAACTGGTTTCGAGGGTTTTCGCAACACCTCTTCTAGGGTGCCGAATTTCGTCCGTATATCTGCCCCCAGAGCCCCCATCGAGTACCAGTATGAGAACAACGGCTGGCAGCATGCGGTTAAAGCCCTTCGTAACGGCCAAATGGTCGGATATTTGTCCATGGCAGGGCCGGGCAACAGGAATCCGGAGGGAATGATATCCGGCATCGATGTCATGAGTCGTTATCGCCGCCGTGGTATAGGTCGAGGGATGATAGAGCATGCTCTGGCCAACGGCGTACAGCCTTTACATTCTGATGCACTGCTAAAGGACGGGAAGGCATTCGCCAATGCCGTACCCCTTCCGAGGGTATGGGAAAACTCCGACGGATACAAGATCGTACCGTGGGAGCATGGTGAGCCCGGTGGCGGCGATCCCAACGCCTACAGGGTCCCCGTGGGCGACGGAACCTGGAGGTTCGACGGGCAAAAGTTCCGTCAGGATTTCGATGCCGCCCCTGAATGGAAGCCAGGTGTCGGTGCAGCACTTTACCCGAAGCAGATAAAGTCGTCTAAGGTCATTAAAACCGCCGTTCGCTGGGAGGACTGGGCCGCTGAAAACCCAGGGAACAATCTGGAGTTCCGCCACCGCATCAACAATGCGACCTTCGCCGGAGAGCCGGGAGCTGACCACCGCATCGAGGCGATCCTGAACGGCAAGCGGGTCGGATACGCCGACATAGCTGGTGAAGACTCCGACCATCACAGTCCCGGAGAGATCCAGATGGTCAGCGTCGATGAGCCATACCGAATGCGCGGTATCGGACGATCGATGCTGCAGCACGCCCACAAGATGGGCCTCAACCCTACCCACTCGGCATTCCTGACCCCGGACGGCATGGAGTTCGCCGAGGCGACACCGGAATATCCATCGGCGGAGGACTACGCATGGGCGTGATACAACCCGGAGACTTCTTCCTGGCACCGAACTTCGGGCCCAAGCTGCTGGACCGCATCGAGTCGGTGCTCGTCAAGTGGGGCACCAGAGCCCCTGTGGCGCACGCTGGCATCTACGTCGGCGAGGTGGATGGAGTCCCTTCGATTGTCGAGGCCGAGCCCGAGGGCGCCCGTCTAGCCCCTCTAGACACCCACAAGAGGGATATCTGGTCCCGGGTGAACATCTCCCAGGAGCAGCGGGACAAGGCGGTCGAGTGGGCCGTCTCGAAAGTCGGCACACCATATGGGTTTCTGGACATCATCGCCATCGCCCTGTGCACCCGTCGGCTCGGCCTGCCATGGGACCCGAAGAACCCGCCAGCCTTCCTCAAGCGTCTGCGCGACCCCAAGACCCTGATCTGCTCCCAGCTCGTAGCCATGGCCTACCAGGAGGCCGGTGTCACCCTGGTGGACGGCCTGGACCCGGCGCTGACGTCTCCCGGAGACCTGTGGCGTGCCATAGGATCCCCTGCGTTCCCCACTAAGGACATGTTCTGATGAAGTGGTTCGTTCGCACTGGCGCCTGGGTCGACTACATCAAAGACCACTATCGTGACGGTCCACAGAAGCAGATGACCATGGATTGGTATACGCCGGGCGCGCCCGGAGCATTCGATCAGCATCACCCCGGCGACGAGTGGCCCAATGTCGGTTGGGTGCAGACGGACAAGATTTATCCGTACCGGGAACATTCCGGAGATCAGACCGATAGCTCTCCAGAGAAGATAAAGCACCTGACCGAGGAGTTCCAGAACGGCGCCGGTTTCGTGGACCCCCTCCGTCTGTATTATAACCCAGACACCAATCGGGCTTATCTGGGAGAGGGTAACCACCGGCTGCAGGCCGGTATTCGAGCGGGCCTAACACACATGCCGGTCACGGTGCATACCTTCCGGGACTTCAGCGATACGCCACAGGGTGTCCCGGCGCAGTTCGAGAGAAAGCTATTTCAGCAGAAGGACGATCGCGGTTTCACCAGGAACTACGACGATCAGATACACCCCGGCAATGTACTACCGGCGGACTGGCTGCACCCGGCTGATCTCATCCCCAAACTGCAGGAGCAGGGAGTCTCCGAAGACCGCTGGCCGCAGAACGTAAGGGATTGGCATAATCGCCCGAAGCCGGGCGGCGCTCCTCTAATAAGTGAATCGTCTATTTCGGAGGGTAGCGTGCGCCCATTTTTCGTCCGCCAGGCTGACGCCGGGCGCCCCAAGTATGACCAGCCGTCCGCGCAGGACCGTGCGAACAAGGCCTGGGGCATGGACGGCAAGGACGAGATTCTGAACATGCCGTTCTACAGCCCCATGACCGACATGACGGATGAAGAGGTGGCAGCCGAGTTCGGTTACGGAAACGACAGCGACAAGTTCGACCGCCAGTCCGCCAAGCCGCTGGTTTCTCCGCAGACCTGGGGCGGCCCGGGGAAGCTGCAGGACATGGATCCGCAGACCCTTGAGGCATACCGAAAGTGGCAGTCCGACGTCAACGACTACGTCGGGCGGTTCATAAAGCAGCACCCGGCCAGCCCCAAGAACGTCATCGAACACTTCCAGAACGCCACCCCGGAAGAGGTCCAGGAGGGTATGGACTGGTACCAGAAGGCCAACCTGGTCGCCAAGTCCATCGCCAACAACTCCGGGATCTCCGTACCGCAGGCCGCAGGTCTACTAGCGGTCTACTCACCCCAAACCGACTGGTACAACAACATGATGCGCGCCTCCAGGGTCGCCCAGCTCGGAAAGGGCATAGGCGGCAAGGGGTCCGGCATCATGGCGTCGGACGCTCAGAAGCAGGCGGCGGACCGCATCCTGTCCGGTGAGGACTACCACAACGTGGTCAAGGGGCCGAAGATCCGCTCCTTCGCCGATCTGATCGCCACCGGCGGAGACCCAGACCCCGACAATCCCCTGGTGGTGGTCGACCGCCACGCCGTCGGTGTGACCCATGGTCAGTTCGCCAACGACTTCATCTATAACGCCAGTGGCACCGGAGTCCGCAACTACCGCAATCGCACCGCCGACTACGTGAACGCGGCAAGGGCTTTGGGGAAGAAGGGCGTGCAGATCAGCCCCCACCAGCTCCAGGCTGCTACCTGGCTGGTCCGTCAGCGACGGAATGTGGAGAACGGGTACGTAGACCCGGGTCGCGCCGCAGCTCGCATCAAGATGACCGATAACGCCAAGAAGCAGTGGGAAGGCTTCGCCGCCAAGTACCATCCCGACCTGCTCGGTGATGCCGCCCCGATCGTTGGGTTCGAGAACGCCCAGCGCATAGCCTCTAACTACTCCCTCCCTAATCGTCAACATCCGTACTTCGTGCGTCATGCAGAAGAGATGCCGAAGGACCCCTTCCAGCCAACACGGAATGATCATGGTTACTACGACGACCACTTCTCGATCATTCACAAGCCGTCCGGCGCCGAGATCTACCCGGGGTCCAAGATCAAGGACTTCCGTGGTGATGAGCACACCTATAACGGCCTATCCAGAATTCCGGAGTACGGCGGATCTGGCGGGAAGATAGTCGTGGACGACACCACCGGCTACAGCGGAAGAGAATTCTACCCCAGCGTCTTCGATATAGATATCGTGCCCAGGGTTCCGAGTTCCGAACCTCGCCAGCAGCTCATGTCAAGCCGCCAGCCATATTTCGTCAGGAGAGAAGCATGAGAAGGATCGTTACCACCAGGGAGACACTGGAGGATCTTCGGGCCGCATACTCCAAGCATGCCGACTATAGCCCGATGACCGATGAGCAACTAGACTCGTTGCCCGAGGATCCGGCCTACTGGGAGGGTCTGCAGCAGCAGCGCCAGGCATTCCGGAAGGCGGCCTCCACCAAGGTGGCTCGCCCGGAGTGGGAGGCCGACTCCAACATCAACGGGTTCAAGACCGCCAACATGGGCGCCAGGTTCGCCTGCAACTGCGGAGAGACCTTCGAGCCGAGCGGCTTTCATCGTTGCGGGTGCGGCCAGAGCTGGGCGTCCTTCATCATCAGCGCTAATGGGGACGATAGTGCCGTCACCAGAATCGTTAGACCCGTACACGAGCACAGGGAGCGCGTCTTGGCCACTCGCACAGCCGGTTGGGTGAGGGCAGCGGTAGACGGTACCTCCGTCCCGTCCTACGTCCGCCACAACCACGGCCAGGACGTCGCACCGGCCATCAAGCAGGAGGATTCCGCTCCCCGCAACGAGGACAACGACGCCCCGGACGACAAGGGGTCCGACGACAAGAAGGATGACTCCAAGCACGAGAACCCCTTCGCGGCCAAGGATGACGACAAGGACCCCAAGAAGGAGGCCAAGGTCCTGCCGGTCGTGCCGCGCCTGGCCGCCGGTGGATGGGGCGATCCGACCACTCCCGGATTCAAGCCGGACCAGCAGCAGTCCGCCGAATCCCAGCCCGCATCAGAGGCTCCCGAGGTCAAGACCATACAGCCTGGCCAGAAGCCATACACCACCAACCCCTTCGGCAAGGGCATCTACACCACCTTCCCCAAGGTGAAGCAGCCGAAGATTCCCAGTGTGGCCATGCGTGCTGAGGCAAACCAATACATAGAGAAGCGTGGTGACCAGTGGGTGATCCTGCAGAAGGGCACCGGGGATGTCCTATCTCACCATGACTCCGAGGAGAAGGCTGAATCTGCCTTCCGCGCAATGGAGATGAACAAGCATGGAGGAAAGAAGATGACGGCCTTCAACGAGGACGACTACCGCCTGGGTTGGGCCTTGGCCGAATCCGACTCCCCGCTGCCGCAGCGTGAGGCCAGCCGCTCGTTCCTGGAGGGATACGCCGACTGCCTGAAGGACAGGCTCGACCCCAAGACCGCTGACCAGGCGCCTGGCTACGACACCGTGGCCCCGGCCTTCGACGGCCAGACCCGTGGCGTAGGCGACGTCCTGGACGACAAGAAGACCATCGAGGACCCGACCCAGTCCCAGCGCACCGACCTGATAAATAAGTTGGACAGCGACAACGCCCAGGGCCAGAGTCAGGACTCCGGCACCATGGCTGACTTGTCCGGATGGAAGACCTCCGCCCTGCTCGCGGAACTGGCGCGCCGCGAGTCCGCAGCATCCTGAAGTAATCCCCGGCGCATCGGCGCCCATCCCGAGAAACCTAAAATGTCCGACTTCCCGCTGAAGTTCTCCAAGCACCACCCCGTCCAGGTGATGGACCTGGCAGACCAGACATCTCTCTATCTGGATAAGGACTACAGCCCGGAGGATGTGTACGCCACGGCGGACATCCTCGGCATCCCGATCAGAAACGACGACAAGGTCACCTACAACCAGGCGAACCAGATCTTCGATGAGATGCTGCGTCGGCATGAGAATGGCTTCCGCACAGGGGACCGTGTGGCCGTCTACACCGGAGGCGTCTACTCCGGCGAGGGGCTGGTTACCCGCATCCGCACCCTGCAGAGCAAACGTCTGGTGGCCACCGTCGAAACCTTCGACGGCTGTGTCTATATCGGACCGATCCGCACCCTAGTCAAGATTGAGCAATCGTAGTGGCGATGATTCCAGATGGTGCGAGCGCCGAGCTGAGGAAGCTACGTAGGCGCGGCCTGGTGCTGCCGTCCAACCCGCAACGGGCGATGGCCAAGTATCAGTCGATGTCCAACATCGGCCGCCGAACCGCAGAGAAGCTGACCAACGTATCCAGCAAGCCGTCCATGGGACGTGTCGGATCCATCCAGATGTCGCTAGAGAAGCAGCGCAGGCCGCTGGACCGCTTCACCCAGTCCAATATCCCCTACAAGATCGATGATCCCAAGGAGCGGGCCGAGGTTCGGGACCTGTGCCGGATCTACTACGCCACCCACAACCTGGTCCCGCTTTGCATCGACATATACTCCCGATTTCCGTTGCAGGGCATGAAGATCGTGTCCAAGGACCCGGAACTGACCCGGTTCTACGAGGAGCTGTTCCTGGACCAGCTCGACTACGAGAACTTCCTGATCGAGGCCAGCCAGGAATTCTTCACCGTCGGCGAGGTGAACATGCTCGCCACCTTCAATGAGACCCTGGGAATCTGGGAGGACGAGCAGATCATAAACCCCGATGACCTGACCGTGACGCAGAGCCCGTTCTCCAAGGAGATGCGGTACCACATGAAGGTGCCGGAGTCGATCAAGCAGATCATAGAGACCCGGCAGCCTAGGGCCGACTACGAGATCCTGGTCCGTGAGTACCCGGAGGTCGTCAAGGCCGCCCGCGAGTCCGACCTGACGGTCTCCGACAACAACCCGCTGGGCGAGGGCCTGGAGATCTCCGATGTCCTGCTGTCCCGCATGGTGAGCAAGAACAGCCCATGGGACCTGTACGGAACTCCGCATATGATGCGAATCTTCACCCTGCTGAACCTGGAAGAGGGCCTGTACGCCGCTCAGAAGGCCCTGGCGGACCGTATGTACTCGCCCCTCATCCTGGCCAAGCTGGGGTCCCCCGACCTCGGTGACGGCGAAGCCTGGGTGCCTGACGAGGACGCCCTGGAGGCGTTCACCGATCAGATGAACCAGGCCATGGCCGCAGACTTCCGATTCCTGACCTACCACTTCGGTGTGGAGATCGAGTCGGTATTCGGCCGTGAGTCCATGCCGCGCTTCGACCAGGACTTCGACCGCCTGGAGTCCAAGATGCTGGAGGTCTGGGGTATCGGCGAGTCGCTGATCACCGGCGCCCAGGGCGGCCCGTATGCCTCCTCAGCTCTGAACATGGAACTGATCACCCAGATGATGACCAGCTACCAGAAGATGGTTCAGCGCCACTTCCGCAGGCGCGCAGAGGTTATCGCAGAGGCTCAGGGCCACTTCGACTACAACTCCTCCGGCGGGGTCAAGTCCACCGTCATGGAGGAGTACCTGGAGATCGATGAGGACGGCGAGGAGCGTGTCCGCAAGCGTCCCCGACTCCTGGTCCCGGAGCTGCAGTTCGCCTCCATGAACCTGCGCGACGAGGGAACTCAGCGAGAGTTCATGATGGCCCTGAAGCAGGCCGGTGTTCCGGTGTCCGACCGTGCACTCATGGTCAACATGGACATCGAGTTCGATGACGAGATCGAGCAGGTGCGGCAGGAGAAGATTCAGAAGATCATCGCCGAGGCCGAGACTCTGCAGCAGGCCATCAAGGCTCTGCAGGAGCGCGGATACCCGCTGCCGCCGGAGCTGCTGACGCTACAGGCTCAGCAGAGCACTCCACCTCCAGGCCCGCCGATGGTGTCCCAGCCCGTCATGAACGACATCTCCGCCCCCGTCAATACCCCGAACGTGGCCCCGAACCCTAACGCCGCAGAGATGGCCCAGAACAACTTGATGATGCTTCCGGTTATGCCGCAGGGTGTTTCGAACAGCAGCCCCGGACCAGCCCCGGCCACGCCTGCAGGTCCACCGCCGCATCCTTCCATGGGTGGCGGAACCGTGCTTCCGAAGAACTGGATCCGCGACCGCCCAGAGATCTCCGACAACATGCGTGGAGACATGCCAAGGGCGGCCCGTGCCTTCATGCGCCATGACCCATCGGTCATCGGAATGCGGGAGAAGTTGACCGAGGAATCCATTCAGGAAGTCATCGAACAGCGTCCGTGGACGAGGGTCCTGGGACACATGCGCGGCGAAGAGTAATCCGCTAAACGATAGCGAACTTTCGGTAATACCTGAGACGTCTAGGAAAAGCGAGGGCCTAAATTGAGCCAGATCGTTCACACCATTGACGGTCCTGGGGTGCTCGTAGACGTGGACAGCTTCCACGGCTCGACCCAGTACCGCGTGGCTGGCAACGGGTTCGAGGGTTGGTACTCAAGTCGGGAGATTCTTTCCGAGATTGATGACACCACCACCGACATCAATTTCTCCGAGGACACCGACCCGGACGGCAGCACCACCCAGTACCTGGACGAGAACGACCCGAACCAGGAGGATGGCGTAGAGCTGCCCTGGGATCCGGAGCCGACCGATGAGTTCGACGGCGAGCTGAATATTCAGCCAGAATCGCACGACGTCTCACTGGATCCCACCAACTCCACCGAGGGCACCGACTTCAGCGACGACCCGGAGTTCGTCAACACCGTCTTCCCGCGTGAGGGCGCCGTCAGCGAAGAGAATGACGACTTCGATGGTGACGGGCCCTGGCACTACGACGCCTCCCTGAACGAGTGGGTGGAGGGCGAAGAGCCCGAGGATGAGGGCTACGCCGACCACCGCGTGCACCAGAGTGCCACTGGACCGACCCCGGGCTTCCTGCGTTACCTGGCCTTCCTGGAGAAGGACCCGATGGCCCGCCAGGCAGCCTGGGCAGACGTTCGCAAGAAGGCAAAGCGACTGTTGGATGACGGAAACGTCCAGGTGCGCAAGAACAATGGCCGCGAGTGTGTGGCTGTCGTGCTCGGCGACAATGGCAACTACAACACCCAGGTCGACCGCAAGAACGCGCACGCGCAGACCGTCTCCTACTGGAACTGCGGATGCCCCTGGGGAGCCTGGGCGTACCGCCGTCAGCGCACCTTCGTAGGTCGCATGTGCAGTCACGCCCTGGCCACCTACTACGCGATGCAGTCGAACGCCCAGCCCGATCCGTACCCGCTGAAGAACCGCACCAGTGGCCCGGACCGTCAGTCGGTGACCGCAGAGTCCCGCGCCGCCCGAGAGGGTGGCCTCATGGTCTGGGACGACGACCTGTCCAAGGTGTTGAAGCCGCTGTTCAACGGCGGACAGCCCCCGGCAGGATCCGGCGGCCCAGCGACCCCGCAGATGGGTGGACCGACCGACCCTGCAGCCATGGGAATGGATCCCGCAGCCATGGGCATGGATCCGGCAGCCGCAGGACAGCCGGGCGTGGAGCAGCTCGTCCGCCAGGACCAGCAACCGATGCCGGTCATGGCCACCACCGACTACCCGACCCGCCGCGTGCGCCGTCACCAGTTCGCCGAGTTCCAGGACAACCCCGAGGACGAGGGCAACAACTTCGCCGAATGGCCAGCCCCGAACAGCCAGGACTTCGACACGTTCAACGACGTGGATGAGCTGCCGGAGGACAACGATGGCGAGGAAGAGGTCTGGAACAAGGGCTGGAACCGCTCTTCCGCGTACGACGAGGCGGATCAGCAGTACTACGACTACCTTTATGGCACAGGTGATTACGCATCGCCGGAGCATCCGGACGGCCAGACCACCGTGGATACTCTGCGTGGCGTGATCCCGCAGACCCCGGAGTACGCCGACTACAACGGGTACCTCGACCAAATCGACCCGCGTCACGCCGCCCTGGAAGACGTGACTGAGGAGCCGGGCGAGGAAGACCACGACTGGCGCCCGATGACCAAGGAAGAGGCACTGGAGTACGCCGACGAGCGCGAGAACCGGCGCCAGGCAGCAGCTTTCAACTCCCAGGCCGACGACCTGGTGGAGAACTTCCGCAGCCGCACCGCAGGTAAGAACTTCTCCTACGCCGAGCAGCAGGAGCTGATCGATGAGGACGGAGAGGCTGACCAGTTGCCGAACCTGGACCTGTCCGGAACTTTCTACGAGTGACGACATCCCGCTACACACACTGACTAACGGTGAATTACTGAGATGCTAAAGCGAGTCTACGCCTCCGTTGAGGCAGTCAAGGTCATTGGCCCCGGTATGAGCAGGGCCAAGACCGCTGGCTCTGTCCCCACAAACGCCCGACAGCTTGGATTCTCGCGCACCTACAACCTGAAGCCAGAGTACTTGTACACGGTGGTGCGCGCCATCTCCGCCAGGGTGAACCAGAACTACGACGGGTTCCCATCATCGGAATTAAAGAAGGCCTATCGCACCTTCATTGGTAAGCCGGTATTCGTCAACCACCACAACGATGATCACCGCAGGACCCGTGGGATGATCGTTGATTCGGCATATCGTGAAAACGGTAATGATAAATACATCGAGCTGCTACTTGAAATAGATGCAAGGAACTTCCCGAAGTTGGCCGAGAAGATCGCCAGGGGCGAGCTGGATTCGGTCTCAATGGGAACGGACGTGCAGTGGACCCGATGCAGTTACTGCAACAACATCGCCGAAGAGATCGAAGACTTCTGCACACACGTTGCGAACAGCAAGGGTAAGAGGCTGGCTCGGACCAATCCGGACGGGACCATAGATCGTGTCCTGGTCTACGAATCCTGCCACGGGCTCGGCTTCTTCGAAATCTCCTACGTGTTCGACCCAGCAGACGAGACTGCCATCAACCAGAGGGTAGTCCTCCCGAGAAGGGCGGCCTCCATGCAGAAGCGCTCGCTTGGTGAGCTGACAGCTCCCGCGAGTGTGGACACACTGAGACAGGAAGTGCCCTGTCCTCAGTGCGGAGACCAGAGCTTCGACGGTGAGAACTGTTCGGTCTGTGACTATGTGACCCCTCCCGAAGAATTCCAGGATCCCGACACCATGAAGTCTCGGGTATTGCAAATCGTACGACGCAATTCATCAACTAACTCAGGAAGGAGGGAAGGGTACATGGGTGACAACCAGTCTCGCCTCCAGAAGGCACTGGCCCACAAGCGCCTCATGGAAGCTCAGCGCAGGCTGGCAGAGGATGACGGTGCTGACCTGACCACCGATCAGGCCCGGCAGCCAGACACCACGACCACGGTTCAGGAACTCGACTCGAATCCTGTAACAGTTGATCAGGCACGGAAGGCCGACGACACCGTGGACGTCCAGAACCTTTCCAACACAACCACAACGGCACAGCGCCGTCAGCAGTACATCCAGAGCCGTCGTCGCCAGGCGGCGGACCCCTCGCTGCAGCACGCGGACCCCTCGCTGCAGGACCCGCAGCACGAGGAGCCCTCGAACTCCGACGGCCCGAACTCCGGACCCCCATCTTCCGACACCCCGGGACAGACCGGCATCGAAGGGCTTCCGATCGACTGGAAGCAGGACCAGTCCGGCCAGCCGTACGGCACCGTACAGGGAACAGGCCTGGACATCTTCATCAACGAGGACATGTCCTGGCAGGTACTCCCGGATGGATCTCAAGACCCGATCGCCCAGGGACAGGGTGGCAGCTACGAGGACTGCGTGAAGCAGGCCTTCGAGGCAGCCGTCCAGATCGCCTCTGAGGCCGCTGGCGGCGATGCCGCTGGTGCGGGTGCCCCTCCGGCCGGTGACCCGGCTGCAGCGGGTGGGGCGCCGGTTCCGGCAGGTCCTCCAGCCGCTGGTCCTCCGGCGGACGACAAGAAGAAGGCAGCAGCGAAGAAGACCGCAGACGACGCATCGACCGTGGCGAAGCCCGACGAGCGCACCGACGTGGATAAGCTTCCTAGCTACGACACCCTCACCGACACAGGCACTTTCGACTCGGCCGACTACGCGAACAACGCGGGAGACGACCTGGCCAAGCCGGTGGACGGTTCGGATGTCCAGAACTTCGCCCCGGGCGGCGCTCCGTTCACGAGCGACAACCGCACCGCCGGTGCCATCAAGGCCGGTGAGTTGGTGGAGATCGAGATGTCGGTCGGAACCTTCCGTCCGAAGAGCCGTGCTGAGAAGTTCGCCCGCGTGGCAGCTTACGAGAACGCACCGGCACTCATCGTCAACGACAGAATCGCCGTTCTGTCGGCGGTCGAGAAGGTCATCGCACACCGCGAGTCCTCTCGGCCGAGGGGAGTAGTTCCCCAGAGGGCGGCAGTGGCAAAGCGTGTCCCGAACATGGGCCAGCGCAGCGCCTCTCGCGCAGTACTGAGCGCAACGGAACAGCAGGACGACTACCTGCTGACCATCTGAGCATAGCGGAAGGAGAAACCATACAATGTTCAGAACAACTCTGGCCAATGTGGGGCAGAAGCGTACGATCCGTCCGCTGTATGCCCAGCACCAGGCCACTCCGTGGGGAGGCTACCTGGACCCGGACTGGGACAGGTCGGTCGACATCTACCCGGGCATGGTCATGACCAAGCTCCCGGGTGAGGTCTTCACCCTCGCCTCCACCACCACCGCCAAGGGCTTCGGCCTAGCGGCATTGTTCGTCGCCCCGACCCTCGGTATCGATGAGGTTGCCCTGTCCGGCAACGCCTCGTTCCCCGTGTGGACCGGTGGACCGGACGCTGCATTCGAGGTGCTGGCCCCGGCCTTCGACACCTCGGTCACCTACACCCAGCCGACCAACGGAACTCGGGTCATGCTGTCCCACACGACCTCTGCGCACGCTCAGGGTCCGGGCAAGCTGACCATCTCCGGTGGGACCAACGCGGCCTCCAACCCGGTTGCCGAGCTGATCGACGTGGTGGGAACCACAAAGCTCATCGTCCGCCTGAACGTCGTGGCGTGAGAGGGAGGAATTAGCTAACAATGAGTAACACTCTCGCACGTACCAGCGGCCTCGCTCGCTTCGCCAAGGCCTCGACGGAGTACGTCAACGAAATCGTTGCTGCCAAGCGGCGCAACGGCGGTCGCACTCTGACCGCTTCCGAGAAGCGCCAGAAGCTGCGCGCCATTCTGTCTTCGGCAAATGGTCTGCAGCGCCTGGGCCAGCAGATGATCGGACCGATCCAGCTCAAGCTGCGTTACCAGGGCCTCCTGCGTAACGTCCTGCTGGAGGACGCCCTGGAGCCGGGCGTGCCGATCGAGTACGACGTGCTGGACGACCTGGGCCAGGCATACCAGCTACACGCCGTCGAGGGCGAAGTGAAGATCACTCCGTTCGAAGGCAAGCGTGTGCCGGTCGGCCTGTTCCGTATCGCATCCTTCCCGCAGATCAAGAAGGAGGACCTGTTCTCCCTGCGTGCCAACATCGTTGAGTTCGCACAGGACGAGTCCAAGCAGGCGATCATGAAGCAGGAGGACTCCTACCTGCTGAACCTGCTGGAGGCAGCGATCACCGATTACTCGGCCAAGGACCCGTACGGCAACAGCCACGTCGTGTCCGCCCCGGGTGGAACCCTGACCCCGGACGTGCTGTACGACGCCGTGGCCATCACCGACCAGTTGGAGCTGGAGTCCAAGAGGCTGCTCTTCAACAACGTCCGGTACCGCGACTTCTACCGTTGGGACATCAACACCACCGGTTGGGCGTTCAAGGACCGCGTCGTGGCGGGCGAGAAGATCGTCAGCTTCGGTGAGTTCCAGATCGGAAAGAGCGTCATCATCCCGAAGAACAACGTCTACCTGTCCCCGGAGCCCGAGTTCCTGGGAGTCTTCCCGGTCCGCTACTCGCTGGACGTCGAGGAGAACCACCAGGTGGAGCAGTTCCACAAGGGATGGGTCATGGATGAGCTGGTCGGTATGGCCATCCTGAACGCCCGTGGTCTGGTCAAGATCTCCTTCGCGTGATCTGATCCAACAACCAAACAGATTGCCCCGTCGGTCATCCGGCGGGGTTTTCTGCTTCTTCCACCTTGTAGTTGATCTCATCCGCGATGAGTTCCGCCAGGTTCTCCTGGGGAAGTACCAGGGTGATGCGGTCTGGATCATCGTCGTAACTGGGGGTGCTGGAGATCCACAATACCCTCTCGGCCCGCTGGCCCAGCTCAACGATGAAGTTCAGGACCATAATCGCCGGTAGGCGATCCCGGACGATCTCGAACACCTCGAACCAGTTCAGTGGAGTTATTACCCACACGTCGGGCTCGGCCGCGAAACCTGTTGCCTTCCACCGGAGTTCCGGCATCCCGGCATCCACGGCGATAGTGAGTGTCGGGGCGCCGTCCCACTTGGCCAGCACCACCTCGGTGTCCTCGAACGAGGCCAGGTTGACATACTTCGGATCGACGCCCAACTCGTGGGTGAGATGACCGGCCAGGCGCTCCGCCTTGGACTTGTTGGCCCACAGCAGGATGAACGTCTCAGAGGGATTGCGCCCGCCGCCCTTGAGGTACGCAGGAGGGACGATGGGGTTCTTGGTGAAGAACAACTTGCTGTCGATGAGGTCCATGACCTCCATCGGAGCGTAGGCGATCTCATACTGCCACAGGCGATTCCTGCTCATTACCGCTCCCATTCACCGTCAGGAACAGGAACCAGACGGTCGTTGCTGACCCCTGCCACCACCGGGCGGTTCAGGTTCCCTTTCCAGTCTCGATCGTTGATCCCCCTATCCAGGACCAGAGAGTAGTAGCAGTCGCGGAGGTCTGGGGTGCTCTGTACACACTTCTGGCTGTGCAGGATATACACGATCTGGGTGGCGGCGTCGACGCGGGCATAGTGCGCCGTCGGATGACGCCGGACTCCCACGATGTTCTCGATCAACGACGGATCAACCAGTTTGGCCATGCCGTCGATAGTACCAAATCTTTTATACTGCCCTTAAAAGATTCTGCTAGCATCGGTCCATGGCGTTCAAGCGTACAGGTGAGACCGACGAGGAGTCGGCAGCGCGGCTGGCAAAGTCCCCAGAAGGCTCCAGGAGCCACGATCTGTCCAAGCTCCCCATCCTGCAGAGAGGCTACCTACGCGGGCGCGTCCTGGCGCTTCCCCTGTCCTCCTACGTGGTGGTTCCGTACGAGTACAGGGGTCACGGCTGGGCCTGCATCGTACTCAACGAGGAGAGCCACGATCTATTCGTCTCCGAGGATGAGCTGAGGCGCGCCGCCACCGTCCGACTGTTCGAGGGTGAAGTCAAGGGCAAGATCACCGATGTGGTCGACACCCTGAACAAGAAGGCCAATCTACCGATCTTCGTGGCTACCGGGAACGACAAGCGGCTGGCGTTCGCCGAGGCCGCACACATGGTGGAAGTAGCCGCCCGCTGATCCACCCCGGGTGAAACCCCACCCATCTGCTCCAATATCCGCCGACTGACGAGGCCCACCAATAGGTGAAAGCCCTAGTCGGAAGGATATCCCGGAGATGAACACTCTCGTCGGGCTCGACCTGGTGTCACTGGCTGTCTATGTCGTGACCGGTCTGCTCTCCCCATTCTTGGTCGACATCGTCACCAAGAGATTCGCATCCACCCAGCTCAAGAGCGTCACCCTGCTGGCGATCAACCTACTCACCGGCCTGGTCGTGTCGTTCGGCGATGCGCACGCCGCAGGGACCGTCTTCGACTGGAAGGCTGGTGCTCTCGCCGCCGCCATCTCATTCGTCAGCGGTGCCGCCGCCGTGTTCCACTTCAAGAACCTGAACATCATCGGTGCCGACTCGGTGCTGGCCACCAGGCGCGGCATCGGTCGTGAAGACCCGGCCAAGGTCGCCAAGAATCTCGGGCCGGTCGTGGATGCCGACCCGGCACCCGTCCAGGAGGCTCCGGCGCGGACGGTGACCGATCCCGAAGGGGACGAAGACCGTCACCACAGCGGCCTCGACGGCTTCTGATTAGACCCTCGAAACACAAGAAGGAGTACCAAAATTGTCTTCGTACAATGGCTGCCCAGCATCCCCGAATCCGTCCCTGATAGACGTCGATAAGGACTGGGGAATCACCTGGAACGGGGTAAAGATCATCTGGCCCGGCGGTGTCGGACAGAACGACGACCTTCGTGATATCTTCCAGTACTACGTGGAGCAGTTCTTCGCTCGCGTGGAGAAGCCGATCGATACCCGTTATAACGTAGCAGGTTTCTGGGGCTACGAGTATCGGGCCAACGTCAACAACCCGTCATCCCTGAGCTGCCACGCATCCGGAACGGCCATCGACACCAACGCCGTGCGCCACCCGAACGGGTCCCGCAACACCTTCATCACCGAACAGTATGCTCAGATCGGCGCCATCCTGGACGAGCTGGAGGGCGTGCTGATCGCCGGTATCCCCGGATTCCGCACCCCGGCCGGTCGTGTCGGAGGTTGGACAAGCTCGTCCAGGCCGGACGAGATGCACGTAGAGGCAGCCGGTTTCGACCGCATCGCCTGGGCTCGCGTGGCCAACAAGATCCGTCCATTCCTGGGCAAGGGCTCGAACATCCCCCGGGTGCCGCAGCCACCGGCCAGCCAGGACGGGTCGATCACCGTACCGCGCCTTGCGGTCCGTACCGTGCAGACCTACCTGAACCGGCTTGGGGCCAACCCCAAGCTATCCGTGGACGACGTGATGGGACCGGCCACCACACAGGCCATCCGTGTCTTCCAGACCAAGCACGGCCTACGGGTGGACGGCATCGTGGGCCAGATCACCTGGAACGCCCTGGTGTCTGCCTGGGCCGCCAAGCAGGCCGCAGCCAATCCGACTCCTGCCCCGGCCCCATTCCCGTTGAAGAAAGGGCAGGTATTCGGCACCTGGAATCACGCAGGAAACCGCTCCGACGGCACGCCGTGGCGTAACCTAACTCGGTCCGGCGACCACCGATGGGACGGCCAGGACATTCGCAACCTGATCAAGACCATCCAGGCGGAGCTGGGCATCAAGGGAGACAACGTGGACGGCATCTTCGGCTCGGACACCGAGGGCCGAGTCAAGAAGTTCCAGCGTGAGAACGGCCTGTCGGATGACGGACTGGTCGGTCCAACCACCTGGAAGAAGCTCTTCTCCTGAGCTAAGGAAGGGCCGCCGGGGGTCTACTGAATTAATGGTAGGCCGCTCGGCGGCCCTTTGGTATGTGGAGGAATTGAATGGCAACGAACTACCCCGGCGCTCTGGACTCGTTCACCAATCCTACGGCTACCGATAACCTGAGCAGTGCCACGGTGCCGCACGCCACCCAGCATGCCAATATCAACGACGCCATCGAAGCGATCGAAGCCGAGTTGGGTGTGAACCCCTCCGGAGCGTCGGCTACGGTGGCGGCAGCCATCGCCAGCAAGGCAAACTCCGGTGTGACAATCAGTGCCGGTAATGGTCTCACGGGCGGTGGAGACCTTACGGCCAACCTGTCCTTGGCTGTGAACTATGGGGGCGGAGGATCCGCCACCACCGTATCCAGATCAGACCACACCCATCTGAATTTGCAGTCCGGGATCTTCTCTTCTATCGTTCTTAATAACTCTGGAGGTTCCATATTCGAGGGGAACGGCGGGGCCTCCGTAGCTACCTGGGACGCCACCGGTGTCTACATAGGCCCAGGGGTGTACATCAGGACCCTCGGGGGCTCTGAGACCGACATTTCCCTGTCCAGAAGTGGAACCACCCTACTCATCAACAACAGCAACGCCGCCGGTGCGGGAAAGCTGCAGACCAGTGGGGCCGACAATCTCACCTGGGATGCTAGCGGTGCGTACGCCTACGGCAAGCTATTCCTGCGCAATACTGGCGGTTCGGAAACGGACGGATATCTGCTACGCACCGGTGCCAACGTCGAGCTGCACGCGGATAACGGTGCGTTCACCCTCGCCGGGGCGGGCGGCTCGATATTCCAGGTCACCACTCCACTGGGCACTGCTGGCATCCAGTCGTTGACGATCTACAACCGCACCACCACCGGCACCGCGAACGTCATCATCACCGACTCCGCTCGCGGGATCTTGCAGCGCACCACCTCTTTGTCACAATACAAACTGGACCAGCAGCCGATCCCAGCCGACTATCGAATCCTCAACATGATCGGAAAGACCTGGATCGATAAGTCGGCAAGTGAGCAGTACGAGGGATACGACAAGCGAACTGCAGGGTTCGTGGCCCAGGATGTCGTGGCTCTTTCGGAGGCTAGCGACGGGGTATTCGATCCCCTTGCTCTGAGGGATATCGAGTCCGGGGAGCTGGAGGGTGTGGCCTACGACCGTGTGGCCGCCTACCTGATCCCCGTGGTTAAGGACATGGCGGATCGTCTCTCCACGGTTGAGTCCGAGAACGCGGAACTGAAGAGTCGGCTTGCCGCCCTGGAGGCTCGGCTAGGAGCCTGATCTCACAGGAGCGGCCGGATATCGGACACGGAAAGTTCCAGGTTCAGTGGGCAGCGGCGCTGCAGTTCGTCCAGGTACTCCGGAGTGTTCAGGGAAGCGGTCCGGGTCAGCTCTGCGGCCAGCTCCGGAGTCAGGCGCGGCTCGAACCGGGCGTACCGCATCAGGTCCTCCAGGTTGACCGCCAGCCGAAGGGCATGGCGGCGGCGCTTGAGGTCTCCGTAGTCGATCAGGAAGTGCCGGATGGTGCGGCGGTACGTGTGCCAGACTTCGGCCCCTGAAGCCCTCCAGGATCGCCGTAGAGCGGCTATCTTATCGACCTCGGCCTCCGGCGCGAACATCGCCTCCAGGGCTTGTGGGACGCCCCTGCAGGCCATATCCAGGAACGTGTGCAGATCCAGGGTCATGGTGTCGACGCCGTTTCGGATCTTCTGCTTGGCCCACCGGTACTTGGCGCCGTTCCCGGGTGGCCGGTCCAGCAGCACCACGTACCGGTCCTCGTCGGAGTCCGGCCGGGCCAGACCATACAGGTGCGACCCGTGCCGAACGTCCAGAAGGGGCCTAGTCGTCATCTTCCCCATGCCCTGCGGCCTGCTCGGCCTGCGCCACGAACGTCTCCGGGTCGGTACCGGCGACATCGGCGAAGGGGATGGACATGATCCGCTGGATGGGGTGGTAGGTGGGGATGCCGGGACGCTCTTCGTCTTCGGTGTTGGCGACCCCGGCCCAGCGGCCTTCCGTGGGGACCTCCTGCTGGAATCCCCTGTAGACGTCGAAACGCTCGGCGTCCAGGTCGATGATGTACCCCCACTCACAGAACAGGGAGTCCAGCGCGAAGCCCTTGCTGTCCAACGCGAAACCGCCATCCAGCGTGCGTCCCAGGTCGCCCTGGGCCTCGCGCAGCGCCTGGTACCAGTTGAGCGAGTCATCGACCTGCCCGTCGTCCGTCGTTCGTGATCCGACGCTGCCGTTATAGAACCGCTTGACTCGCTCGAACTGCTCCGGCGTGGGCACGCCGCTCTCGTCCACCATCTGCAGGCTCCGGATTGCCTCCTCGGTGTCTGCCTGCAAGTAGGCAAGTCCGTCCCTGGTGGTCAGCTTGCTCTTGAGCCACTCCAGCGTGTGGACTCCGAGGTAGTCGGGGTAGGAGTCGAAGTGGTTGTAGCTCAGCTTCTCCTGCCCGTCGACCACGAACCCTACGATCCCGCGTGTTCCCATGGTGCTTCTCCTTCGGTTGGTCTTGGAATGCCGATGTTCGCGATCAGCCTTGTTTGGCGTACCAGCGGCGCAGCCGGTCCAGTTGGTCGGCCAGCTTCTCGGACGGGTCCTGGTCCCCATTCAGGTAGTCGCCCATTTCCAGGTCCCAGGCGATCCAGTACTCCCTGATGTGCGACATATAGCCGGGGCACAGGTACCCGGGCTTGCCGTCGAGGGCGGCTATGATGGCCTCGCCGCCGTACATGTTCTGGGCCGGGAGGTAGCCGCGAGTGTTGACCTCCTGCCGCAGGAAGGCCCGGGAGGTCACGGTGAGCCGCGCCGGGTGCTGGTCGTCACAGGTCTCCTCGTACTCCTGCTTGTTGACCTCGAAGCGGCCATCGCTGGTCCGCCACACCCCGTTTCCCCTACTCTGCAGGGAAACGGCCTCGGTGATCTTGTAGCTGCGTGCCATCAGCGGTACACCCCTTCGCGCTTGGCCTTGGCGACGACCTTCTTCTCGATCTCGGCCATGACCTCGTCCTCGGTCGTGCCGGTCTTGTGGACCAGGGCCGCGATGATGCGGGCGTTGGCCTCGTCCTGGGCGCTGTACTTGTAGTAGCGGGCGCTGACGATGTTGTCCACGACCTCGATCCAGGCGGTCCGCTCGGTCTTGATCTCCCAGTTGTGGCGCCCGCGCAGCGTGGTGCCGTCCGGGTTGGTGATGCCGGTCGCAGCCTTCTTCGCGGCACGCTCGGCGGCCTTGCGCTCGCGCTCCAGGCGGGCCGCCCGGCGCTCCGGCAGCTCGATGGTGCTCTTGCGCCGCAGCACGTCCACCGGCGCCGACGGGAAGCACACGGTGCAGGCCTTCTCACCGGCGGCCTGAACGACCTCGGCCTCGTCGTGGCCGCTGAACTCCGGCAGCCAGGCGAACTCGGTGGTGGGGAAGCAGGTGCTGCAGGCGGTGGTGTTGTGGACGTGTCCGTTGGCGTTGGTCACCAGGAAGGCGCGGGTCCAGCGGCCCCGGCGCAGGTACTCGTCCTGCAGCGGCTTGGCCTGCCTGCGCAGATCGTCGGCCTGACCCTCCAGGGTGCCGATCTCCTCCTGCGCCCGCTCGATCTGCAGCTCGCTGCGGTAGAATCCGGTCTGCTTCTCCAGGTGCTCCAGGTGCTTGCGCATACCGGCCAGACGCGCCTCGACCCGGGCGTGCTCACCCGTGATCCGGGCCAGCTCGGTGTCGATCTCGACGGGAGTGGCGGTCCGGACGTCCATGGCGGTCTCCTTGACGGGGGCGGTGGCTGTCATACCATGATTATAGCATCCAAAAAGATAGCTTGTCTACCACGCTTCGCAGGTTTGATACGCTCCCGCGCCCAGGTCGGTGATCGCGTACCGGTAACCCCCGACGTGAAGCCAGGTGCCGCGATGAAGCGTCCCGCGCCTGACCAGCCCGAGCTTCATCAGGTCATTCAGATGGCGCCGCACGGTAGCGGGACTGACCGTCAGATCTCCGGCAAGCTGCTGCACGGTGTGGCCCTGCCGGTCGGCAAGCTCACGCAGGACGTCATCATCGCTAATGCGGGCTGCGGACATCACGCCTCCTTGCTGCTTGGAACACTGACGAACACGAACATGCCGTGCTCCCGGACCGCCTTCTGGATATCTTTCCCCGACTGCCGTGCCTCCTCGGGCAGGAGGTCTTCGTAGACGGCGACCACGTTGTCTCCGACCACCACTCCGGAGTCCATGTCGATCAACACCACCTTCCTGCCGCTGAAGTGCTCGACATGGTTCGCGCCGATCAGCTTGTTGACTGCCATGGTCATGCCTCCTGGTTCTTGAATCGAGCAGTGTCGTCGGCGGCCTTGCGGCTCTGCAGCTCGTCGTAGACCTCGTTGGTCGTGGTGTCGATGACCTGGTACCGGGGGTTGATCGCGGTGAAGACGGTCAGGTGCTCGGTGAGCTTCCGGTCCCGAACGACGAAGCGGGGAGTGGTGGCCATGACGGTCACGCCACCTTCTTACGGCCCGAGAGGCGCCCCGCCCGGAGCATCACCGCCGACATCGGCAGGCCGGTGTGCGCGTACAGTGCCGACGCCAGCGCCGTGAAGTCGGAGTGCTCGCGGCCCTTGCGGGAGTTCTTTTCGGCGAGGCTCCCTTCGAGCTTGGGGCACTCCAAGCCGCAGTACATCGCGACGAGGGGGTTCGCGGACAGCTCGCGCCAGGCGTCGTCCACAGTGTGAACGGTGCCGTTGCTGGTCCGCACCGTCGTTCCGTCGGGGGCGAAGATCTCGTTGATGACCATGAGACTATTCTACCACGGATAAAAGATAAACGGAAGCCGGAGACCCTGGGAGTTAGGATCACCCAGGGGCTCCGGCCCGTCTTTACGGTCAGACCTTGGCCAGCAGGTCGAACGCCTGGACCTTCTGCAGGTCGATCGCGCCGCCCAGCGCGACCCGCTCCATGCGCTGCTGGTCGCCGGTCTCCCCGGCGGCGGAGTACCAGTCCAGGTACTCGGTGATCGCCCCGTAGGCGCCCCAGGCGGTGCCCCGGCCGGTCTCGTTGGTGTCGGACTCGCGGAACAGCTCCACGATCTTGTCGGTGCGATTCTGCGCCCGGCCGTTGGTCTTGCCGTCGCTGTCGCGCTTGACGTCCCACATCTTGTCCGTGATCTTGATCAGGATGTCGGTGCGGATCTTCTTGGCCAGCAGCGCCTCGGCCTCGGCCTGGAAGGTGTCGATGAAGTCGAAGGTCAGCCCCAACTGCTCGCGGGCGCGCTGGACGTTGTCCAGGACACCGGCGGTGTGACGGCGCTTCACGGACGCCTGCCGGGCCTTGTCGGACGCCCGCAGGGTGTTGGCGCACACCACCCGGATCGGGGTGACGTCCACAGTGAACGCCCGGGTGCCGTCGTGGCTGCCGCTGGCGATCATGTACACGTCGACCGGGTCGACGCCGCCGATCAGGATCTGCTTGGGCAGCTTCATGGACACGAAGACCACCCTTCCGCCGCGCAGCGCACCGGCCGTCTCGAAGTGCGCGCCGGACTGATCCACCAGGGCGTTCAGGAACGCGGCGTTCTCCCAGTTCTGCACCACCCGGTAGTCCGGACCGACCACGCCCAGGACCTCGTGCTGGCCGGTGAACGGGTTCTTCCGGACGGTGGCGAACTTCTCCGGCACCTCGACCGACTCGGTGTGCTCCACCATCACACCGTCCTCGGTGATCGCGGCCGGTACCAGGACCTGAGCCAGCACCGGGTGCTTGGTGACCTCCCAGTCCAGGTAGGCCTTGGAGATGGCCTCCTCGGCGGTCATGGCGCCCTCCGTAACGGTCCCCAGGCCGTGCCAGGCGGGCTGCCGGGCGGAGACGAACGCGGCCCGGCCATCCTCGGCGACATCCAGCTCGTGCGACATGCTGACCCCTCTCGGGTTGGTGGCCGGTTCTTCCAGCCTGTGAAAGTTATCCTAACACTAGAGAACGACGTTAGGAAGGGGCATCCTCGAACTTGGCCCGCAGCCGTTCGTAGGCCTTGCGGTCCCGCTCCAGGGCCTCCTGCTGCGCCTTCTCCTTGCCGCTCCGCTACCTCCGCCATGTGCTGCTGGAGCATCTGCTCCTCGTGCTTCCGCCAGGCGTCGTGGTCGGTCAGGAACAGCATGGGGAACTCGATCACATGCCGATCCCCGCCCACGCGGTACACGCCCGATTCGATCTTGACCCTGCTCATCGCGGTACCCCATCCGTAGCTTCGTGGCCGTATACCCGACACCAGCAGCCATCGCCGCAGGTGCAGGGCAGATTCATCCGGCGCGAAAAAGATCCGCTGCAGCCCCAGCATCCGCACGACGCCCAGAGCGGGGGCAGCTCGATGCGTACCTCCCGGGCCTCCCATATCCTCCCCTGCACGGAGAAGGAGAATCGCTCCACCTCACCGACTTCCAGGACCTTTAGGCCCTGCGCCTCCGCCGCGCTGACCATCTCGTCGGCCCGGTCGGGGCGAACCCGGATGACCACCTGGCGCGCTGACAATATCCACTGGATCTTCTCCTGGGGGCCAGGGAACGAGGTTCCGACCGCTCCGTGTTCGACGGCGAATCTCGTTATCGCGGCCCTCCGCTGGTCCAGGTCGTCCCACGGGTAGTTGCCGCCGCGAGTGCCGGGGCACGCTGTCTCGATCATGATCCTCTCCCCGATCACATGTCGGCCGGGTAGTGTCCAGGCCCGGCGCAGAGTTGGGCCGATAGGCCGTGCTCGCAGGTTGGGAAGAAGTAGTCGTACAGCTCCCGGGACTCGGCCAGCCGTCTGGGTAGGTCTAGTGGTTGGATGGCCATGTCCTGTCCTCCTCGTCCCAGCTCGCCTCGATGATCTCGATGCGGGCGCCCGTCTGATGACCTGGCTCGAAGCTGGGTAGCAGCCCCTCAACCGCGTCGACAACGGCCTGCATGAATGCCTCGTTGTTGCCGTACAGATCGGCCATCTCGTCGTCCGGCAGGCCGACCAGAATCGTGAATGCGCTCATCTTTCCCTCACCACGGAAGAGGGCTGACGCACCCCTCGGGGCACCGCCCGTCCTGCTCGATGACGTGCCCGTGCGAGCATTCCAACAGGCAGTCGATCCCCATCTCCGGGTCGTGGACCGACCACCCCTCCGGCAGCAGATCCTCGATCACCTCGGCGAAGTCGTCCACCAAGATCACCATCCCTCATTGGTACGGAGCGCTTCGTAGCCGCGCTCGGTCGGGCTGTAACCGACGGCCCGTCGGGTGCCCTGAGGGCCGATCTCTCCCGTGTAGCGCCAGAGCCAGCCTCGCTCGACCATGTCCTCACAACGGCGGCGAGCGGTGGTCTTGCTGACCACGAGTTCTACGGCTAGATCGTCGGCAACCGCTGCTCCATTGAAGTCGCTCACGATGCAGCGCAACACCTCTTCGTGTGCAATGATCATCGCGATACCTCCACTGTCTTGAGAGTGGCCTGGACCCATGCCACGACCTCGGAGCGCTTCTTGGTCCAGCGCATGTCCTTCTTGACGATGCCGTCCCGACCCTCCAGGTGCGCCTTGTAGCCCACCCAGACGTCCAGGTTCTTGTTCCACATCTTGTCGCCGATCTGGATCAGCCCACGGTCGGCGGTGCGGACCGTGATGCTGTACCCGGTCTTCTCCACCGGCCGGTAGTAGGTGCCGCCGGTGAAGGTGCGCTCATCCAGGCGAGCCTCGATATCCAGCTCCTGGAGCTGGCCCAGCAGGCGCTCCCAGCGCTCCTTGTCGGTCATATCGATCTCCTCCGGGGTGGGGAACTGCCTGACAAGACCATCGTACCACCAAAGAGATAACCTGCGCAAGCAGCGCCCGGACGCTTACGACTCCCCTTCGGTGATCTCCAGCAGACCCTTGACCAGGTCGGGATCCGGGGCGCCGATCTGCTGGGCCTTGTTGATCACCATGGCCTCGATGTCCGCCTTGGCCCGCTGCACCACGCCCTCGGCGTGTCGGGCCATCGAATTGGCGACGAACCCCAGGTTGGCACCGGCGTTGTCCACGGCGGACCGAAGGGTGCGCAGGTTCGCTGCGGTCTTGTGCTCCTCGTAGGCGGCCATCGCCTCCTGGATCTTGCCGAAGACCTCCTCGGCCGCCTCATCGACCTCGCGCATACTCTGGGCCATGCGCGGTGCGTACGGCAGGCCGTCCACCAAGTCTCCACCCTCGCGGTAGCGAATGGTGCATGAGGTTCCGGTGCTTCCCACGGAGGAAACGAGGGAGGCCCACTGCGCCTCGCTCATCTCGACCTCCAGAATCTGCTTGTCGGTATGGACCCAGTCCCGGTTGAGGTCGCGCTTGCGTGTCGCCGTGGACACCTGAATGACGATGCTGTGCTGGTGCTTGAGATCCGAGTCGAACAATACGGATCCAGGAGTATTGGATGACCGCCCGGCGCGAATGCGCCCGAACGCGGGGTGCTCCTCGAAGCCGCGCTCGTTGACGGTCGGTTCGCTGACCTGGCGGACGCTCATGGGACTCTCCTTCGGCTAGTGTGTTCCAGACATCATATCATGTTCAAAGAGATAACTACAGAACAACTTCGGGCCGGTACCCGGTCAATTCCAAGATCTCGTGCAAGATCTCGGCCAGCGAGCCGACCCAGCGCAGCGTCACGTCGGAGTACTTGCCGCAGGCGCAGTGGCATCCGGTGACGTTGACACCGTGCTCGTCCTTGTTGTCCGTGAAGGTGTTGTCGAACAGGTTGTAGGTACGCTCGTACAGCCGGACCCCCTCGGGAACCACCCAGCGGCACTCGGCGGGCTCTCCGCCCCAACCACGGGTGTGGTCGTCCGGGCCGTTATCTACCCAGCCGTACACCGACACCTCGTCATCGTCCTGGAAGTCGTACCGCTTCTCGAACCGCACCGGCCGACCGCGCTTGGCGATGAACTCGCGCACCTTGGCCTTGTACTCGACCGTCCAGTCAGCCATCTCGTACTCCTCTCACACGTCCAGCACCAAGCGCAACGTCTCCTCGGCCCCGACCAGGGCAGCCCGGAGCCGCTCGGCCTCGGCGCGCGCATCGTCGCGCTCCAGCATGAACCGCTCGTCGTTCTCCTGCTTGGCCCTCTTGTAGGCCGCCAGCTCGGCCTCCAGCGCCTTGACGCGGGCCTTCAGCTTGTCCTCCCGCTCGAAGGACCGTCCCATGCCATTCTGGGCGGCGATCCTGGTCCGGGCCTGGTACTGGATCTCCTCCATGGCCCAGACCAGCAGGTCGGATGTGACGTGCAACCCATCGTCCAGCCGGGACTTGATTGCCTGCCAGCGGCTGGGGTCGACGCCCGGGGGGACCTCATTGGCGATCATTTCCGTTCCTCTCAGGCCGTGGCCAGCTCGGGCTGGCCGGTCAGGTACTCATCGATCCAGGACAGCCCGTCGTTGTCCAGGTGCTTCTTGGCTCGGGTGACGGCCACGTAGGCGAGCATGGCCTCCGCGTCGGAGATCTTCTTGCCCTCACCGGGCTCCGGGAAGTCGTTGTGGATTCGCACCCGGTCCCACTCGCGGCCCTTCGCCTTGTGCGCGGTGGAGACGATCACGTCGGCCCGATTCTCCGGAACGGTGGCGGAGCAGGCGTCGATGATGGCGGCGGTGCCGTGCCGGTCCACGAGGTCGACCTGCACCTTCAGGTCACCACCGTTCACGTCCTCCTTGACGTACTGCTGCACCTGGGTCCAGTTGCGGAACACGCACAGGTCAGGGTGCCAGGTGCTCCGGCCGGACTGCAGGTCGGCGGCGGCCTCGGCGAACTTGCGCATGGCCTCCGCGCCGCCCACCAGGGCCGGGCGCTTGCCGTCGGCGATGAACGACATCACCTGGTCGATCGCACCGGCGTTGGTCCGGCACAGCACGGCGTTCGGCCTGTCGTCCGGGCCCACCTGGTCCGGCCCTCCCAGGCCGGTGATGCGCAGCTCGGCGTCCAGCGCGGACAGCCACTTGTTGGCCTCGGAGGCCACGGAGGAGCCGAACCGGAAGGACTGGGTGAGGAACAGGTGGTGCTCGGCCCCGAAGGCGTCCATGGCGTCCACGGCGCCGCGCCAGCCGTAGATGGCCTGGTTCCGGTCACCCACCGCGACGATCTGCGCGTGCGTCTGCTTGGAGACCACGCCGACCAGCACCGGGTCCGAGTCTTGCGCCTCGTCCACCATGATGAAGTCGTACTTCAGGCGGGGGTTGGTCAGCGCCCACTCCTTGACGTAGTGGTCGTGCTGGTACTTCAGCTTGCCCGACGGTGAGGTCACGTCGGCCCAGGCCTTGCGGGCGAACGGCAAGGTCTCAGACACCAGCCGGTCGTGCACCTCCGGGTGCCCTGCCGACCACTCCTGGAACGGCACATGCCGCCGGGTGATCTCGGTGTCGGCGGAGTGGCAGAACTTGCCGACGGTGTCCAGCACGATCCGCACGAGCTGCGCCGGTGCCAGCACCATGTCGTCGGACACGCGGAAGGATCCGTGGATGTCCAGCAGGCGGGCGGCCTCGGTGCCGGTCTGGCGGTTCCCGTTCAGTCGGCGGCGCCGCACGGAGTCCACGACCTGCCGGTAAGCCACCGAGTGGACGGTGGAGCAGGTGACGTTGGCCGGAAAGGAGGACTGCGCCTCGACCGCGACCGACTTGTTGAAGGCCAGGTACAGGCCCTTGCGCTCCGGCATCGCAGCGGCCAGCAGCTTCAGCGTGGAGGTCTTGCCGGTTCCGGCGCCCGCCTCCAGCACCATGTTCTTGCCGGTGCGGAAGGCATCGATCGCCTGCTGCTGCTCGTTGGTCGGCTGGAAGGCCATGTCACGCTCCTGCGCTCGCGGGTCGGGTTACAAGAGATAATTGTACAGCCGGGAGCGGACAATGGCAAGTCGGACTTGTCAGGCCTTCCCGAGGATAAGGACGGAGTCCGTGTCGGTGACGAGCACCCTACCGCAGGTGTTGCCGTTGCTGTCGATGATCGGGCCACCGCGTTCGAGTTTCTGGCTCTCCAGGGTCTCGGCGATGGCTCGCAGATTGTCCGCAATCTCCCGCTGGGGGTCGCCGTCGAAGGCTGCTCCCTTGGCGGTGATAGCCACGACGAAGGTCTGACCGTAGTTCATAGTTTGTTTCTACTTCCTCTAGGGGTCGGCTTACTTCGATTGTGCACAGCAGCTCTTGTCAGTTGGGTGAGTCCAATCGTCGGTGGATCGAGCGTCCGGTGCGTCCGGCCCACTCCACGATCCGGTCGTATCGCCACAGCGGCGTCTTGGATACCACCAGGTCAGGCTCCGGCATCACGCCCCGCGTGCGCCAGTGGTAGGCGGTCTGCGACTGCACCCCCATCATCTCGGTGATCTCCAGCAGTCCTACCAGGTGCGGCAACTTAGCCATGGCCCCCTCCACGGGTGTTGAGCATAGGTACTGTACAATCTCTTGCAGCGAGGCTACCATGCCGTCATGTCAGCCCCCTCCGGGCGCTGCCGATCTAGTGAGGGAGTTACCCGTGAGCATCCGTTTCGTCACCCGTGAGCAGGCGATCAGCCGCTACATCTCGCCGGTTCTCGGCGAGGACGCGAAGAACTACGATCTGGACGGAATCGCCCGGGACATCTTGCGGTACTCCGAAGACTCTGACAATATCTACGGGCCGGGGTACATGCCGCCGCTGGAGACCTCCACGTTCTGGGCGGCGTTGGATCGTCACCGTATTAAGTGACAAGGTCGTCTTGCCAGGGATGGCTCGGGGATGATACCATCCCGCCATGACAGAGTCCCTTTGGATGTGGGATCACCCCGAGCCCCGCAGTGCTCACGTTGCGACACTGCGTGTGGGCGACGTGGAGGTGACGATCATGCCCCTGTCCGTGACAGAAGACGGGCGAGGCTTCAAGGTCTTCACCCAGCGCGGTTCTGCCCCGCTGGAGCGGGAGATCTTGTTCGGAGACTCCGTCGAATCGATCAAACAGTACATCTCTCTTCATCCGGAGAGATTCTTCTACCAAAGGGACCCAGTATGGGAACGATGACGACCGACGAGATGGCCGAGTTCATCATGGCCAACAACACCAAGGAGGACATCGAGGACTGGCTGGCGGAGCACTCGCCCGAGGAGACCGGCGCCGTCATCGCCAACCTGGCCCGCGAGGTCGACCTCCTGCGTGACGTGTCCAATGCCGCACGTCGGCACCTCACAACCAACTTCTCGCCGGATGCGCCCTCGTTCACCCCAGAGCAGCAGCAGTACTCCGTGGACCGTCTGCGGGAGGTCCTGGGATACTGGCTGATCCTGCGAGAGTCCCAAGAACAAGATCAACGTCCATCATCCGATCTCTAACTAGGCAGGAAAACCGCCATGACTGCGGAACAACAAGCGACGAAGCGCCGTCCTGTACCCACGCCCATCCTGATCATCGTCATCCTCGCTGTTCTGTCGGTGACACTCACGGTCCTGCTAGTGGTGCGGGCCTCCACCCAGCCGCGTCATCTGTCCAGCAACCCGTTCGAGGTCGACTACCAGGCAGCGGGTTTCCAACCATTCGACGTCGATGACACCGCCACCTATCCCGGCGTGGCCGCGTTCTGGCTGACCGGCGGTGAATCATCGGTGTATGACCCTGCCACCCACAACGGCCGATCCTGGGACCCCTTCGTGATCCAGGCCGGAATCGTGGTCTGCGACGGGATGAGGAATGACTCCGACGCCACCTACGACATGGTGCGCCAGGTGATCCGCACCGATGGCACCCCCCTGCAGGCGATCAACGATCCCGGTGAGTCCGGACCCACCGGTGGCAAGGCCATCGCAGGACTGGTGATGCTGTTCTGTCCGCTCCGCGAGCCCACCGCCAGGCAGTGGGGAGTCACCGACGACGACTTCCAGCAATGGAATCATGTGAGCTGACGCCTACTCTATCTAAGCACAAGCCCCCGGCTGGCCCATCGTGGCCCCGGGGGCTTTCTGCTGTCTCTGTCGCAATAGGAACCTCGGGCTACCGGCCGTGCAATTGATGTAAGGAAGTACCTCTCGATGTGCGGGTAGCGCCCGCACTGGACGCAGGGCCTGGGGCTAGGGGCCGGGCTCTGCGTTCATAAACCAAACAAGCCCAGTTGAGGGCCACGACAGAGAAGAGCACAGCCATGCCCAGAGGCGTACCAAACACTCCCCGCACCACAACTGCAAAGACCGCACCGGCCAAGGAATCCCCGGCCATCACCGAAGAGGGAGAGGTGCAGAAGGAGCCTAGGTTCCAGAACTACTCCCCCCGCGACATCACCCGCGACTTCGAAGGGACCCTGTACGTCCGCAACGAGACGCACACCTTCGTGTCCTTCGATGACGGTAACGGCAACATCCTGAAGCTCGGCCAGGTCGGATCCACCGAGTCCATCGCAGAGCTGCCGAAAAACGTGGCTCGTCACCCCGGTTTCCAGAGATTCTGGCGCCAGGGGAAGGTCACGGTGTCCGACAACCCGGAGATGGACGAGCAGCTCGAAAAGTTCGCCCACGACGAAGCCGAGCGCGACCGCACCAGACAGTTCGAGATCGAGACCACGATCTACAACCCCCGCTCCCAGACCTTGGAGTGGCCAGGGATCGGAGATATCACTCCGAAACCGGTCCAGAGCCGGGGGAACGCCGTTACCAGCTAATTCTCGCCACTAAGGAGAAAACACCATGGCAGCACCGACAATCACCTCGTTCAGCCCGGCCTCGCTCCCGGCAAACGCGGGTGGACAGACCACCATCACCGGCACCGGGTTCCAGACGGCCAACACAGTGTCATCTGTAACGGTCAACGGTGCCGCCGCGACCTTCTCCGCGACGAACGACACCACGTTGGTGGTCACCATCCCCAATGCCGCCCCTGGCGTGGCAACGGTCGTGGTGACCACTGACGGCGGGTCGGCAACCAGCAACAACAAGCTGACCATCACCAACTACGTGATCCCAGAGGTGAGCACCCCCAGCGGCCTCACCGGTATTCTGGACACCACCGGCACCTCCGGCCTGAACGACCCATCGGATACCAACTGGGACCATCTGTCCAAGCCGAACTTCGCCGGTGCCTACCCGTCGTACCTGGACCGTACCGCGAAGATCGCGGCGGCCAAGCTGTATAACCTGCGCTACCCGGACGACACCATCACTGTCCCAACCTACTGATAATCTCGGTACAAAGTTGCTGGATGTTTTCGTTACAAGCTGAGGGGTGAACCAGAATAGCCACCAACTACCCGGGCTCGGACGACGTCTTCAACGTCCCGAGTTCACCATCGACTACACCGCTGTCCTCGGCCGGTACCGGTACCCGTAACCACGTAACGCACCACCAGGATCTCGGCGATGCGATCATGGCGATTCAGGCGAATGCCACCACGAAGACGCACACCCATGATGGTACCGGCCGCAACGGACCCAAGCTCAGCCAGATAAACACTCACGAGAACCCGGATACTGACGCCAGCGCAACGGCTTTGCATCACACGCTGGGAACCGGCGCCTACCAGGCTGCTCGGGGGAATCACACCCATTCCCAGTACGTGGATCTCAGCAACCCCCAGACCATCGCGGCCAAAAAGACCTTCCTGGGCGGGAACAACGCCCCGGAGATCCCGGATTTCCGTAACTCCATCCACCACCACGGAGGACTAGGCGGGGGCGGCCTGGTGGCTCCGATGATCTCCACCTTCAACGTCGGTGTGGTCGTACTGGAGGCCGGAACTGCCCAGAAGATCAATATCAGCCCCTCCTTCGAAATCCCATCCGGGATGAAGCTGGCGGGCGAGGCGACCATATCCATCCGGGTGGTCAACAACATCACCGACGGATTCTGCCGAGTGGTCGGAGCCGTGTCCTTCGGTGCGGACGGTGTGACGTTCTCTGCGGCGGAGAACATCTCGGTGCTCGGCGACACCGACAACGACGTAAACGGAAACACCCGGATGGTCGTGGTCGGGGGCGCCACCTCCTCCACCAACAGCCCTGCGTGGCGGTACCGAGACATCATGGTGATCCCGTACGAGACCAGCACCCTGACCGGCCGCCGATTCTTGAAGCTGTACCTGTCCAACAAAACCGGCGGCCCTGGGTGGATCAGCATCACCATAGCCAACAAGTACTGGATAACTCCGACCGTTCTGAACGACCCTAATACTTGGAACGGAAACGGCAACCCAGGATCCGCTTACGGCGGGTTCACCTCCTGACCATCCCTAGAAAACTGAAGGAACCCAACACAGATGTCGAATCTCATGAGGCTCACCATCAAGGCCGACGGTGAAGTTCGAGACGCAAACGGCAACCTGAAGCGCACCGAACCGGTAGAGCTGACCGGTCTCTTCACCGAGGAAGAGATAGCCCAGCTACAGCACCTGATCAACGTCAAGAAGGAGCAGTCATGACGGTAGGACTCTCTGCAGCTAACTTCGCCAACAAGGCGCTGGATGTCTTGTCCGGCACCAGCTTCACCGCACCGGCCGGTGCCTACTTCCAGGTCCACACCGGTGACCCGGGCGCGGCTGGAACCACCAGCGTGTCCAGCGGTGACGCCACCCGCAAGTCGGTGACCTTCGCGTCGGCAGCCAGCGGCTCCAAGTCGATGAACGGCACCAACCCGGTGTGGACCAATGGCGGCACCTCGGAGACCCTGACCCATGTGTCGCTGTGGAGCGCATCGTCCGCAGGCTCCTTCATGTTGTCCGGATCGTTGACCTCCTCGAAGGCCTGGGCATCCGGTGACACGTTCACCCTCACCTCGTTCACGATCTCGCTCGCCCCGATCGCGGCCTGATCCAGCACCACCCAAAAGAAACTGGCGGCGCCGGTGCCTGAGTGCATCGGCGACCGCCATTCTTTTACCCCTTAATAGGTAGAGGCAGACGGGAGGCGGCACATGTCACTGACATACAATGCCGCCATCGGCTATAACGAGCCTAACGTCAGATATGATGGCACACAGTCGCTTTCATCATCTGCCTCCCTTGCGGTAGCCGCCACCATCTCCCCGATCGGTAGCAAAGGTAGGTCTTCCGGATCTTCTCTGGCGGTAACCGCCACTACATCCATCTCCGGGGTCGTAGGCAAGAACTCCGGCGGTAGCCTATCGGTTGTCTCATCGGTTTCGTCGGCCGGACAAAGGGGCCTGAGGTCGGGCGCAAACGTCGCCGGACAGGCGGCGATATCAGACCTTGTCGAGCTGCCCATGGCGAACTTCGCCATGCTCACCGACAACAGCGATCTGATATATGCGTACGGTGGCAACGTCCTCGGTCAAAGTCCGGCCGCTCCAGGGCATGAAATATACTCGTACAACACAGGATCCGGTGTCCTGGCAGGGCCTCTGTCCGACGCTGGGGCGACCAACCCGGACCTGCAGAGTTATGCCCCCTCGGTCATGTTCAATGGCTCTCTGTACGTTCTGGGAAACAACCTGGCATCCGGAACAGGCTGGTATGACAACCAGCTCACCGCCTGGCACCCGGACGGAACCAGGACCAACCTGGGTAAGGGCCCCAGCTCCGCCTCTTCTGGTACCTTCTATGTCGACCTATTCGTGTATAGCGGCTCTCTCTACGCTGTCGCCATGGTTACCGGGTCCGCCTTCCACCTGTACAAGTGGATAGGGGTCAATAGCTGGTCCGAACTTACTGGGGCCGTCTGGGACCTCGGCCAGTTCGTCTCCAAGTTCTGGGTGAAGTCTGCGCTGGCCGGAAGCAGGCTCTTCTTCTATAGTTGGATTCCCGGAAGCTACGGTATCTACAAGTACTGCACCCTTCCAGGAGGTACCGGTTCCGGAACGTTTGGGTTCTCCGGTGGAACACCGCCTGGAACCAGCAGCGTCTTCCTCGCGTTCGAGTACCTGGAGTCCTCGGGAAGACTGTACGTGGTGTGGGCAGACCAGGTGAGCGTCGGGTCGTCCGACTATGTCATTCGCGCAATGTCTTTCGACCCAGTCTCGGTGGGCCGTACCGATGTTGATATCATCAATCCGATCACCGTCGGCTTCAAGCCAGCTTTCGCAGACTCCACAGTCTCGGGATCATCGATATTCCTGACAATAGGTCC